GCCGCGACGGGCGCCCGAACAGCGAGCCGGGAAAGGTTTCTTCCGTTCGGGGGTATGTGTTCGGTCGGCTCGCCACTATCTGGCGTCCCGGTCATGGTGCGAATGACTTTGTGCGACCTCTGGCAGCTGCGCGTCGCAGCCCCCACCCCGCCGGTTCAGGCGCGTGGCTGCCAATTCAGGCACGAACGGTTCGCCGAAGCCCCAACCCTCATCGAGATCGCGGCCGACGCGCGCCATCAGCGCCCACGCGTCGAGGCCGAAGCCGCCGATGACGGCGGAAGCGATGCAGAGGGACCCCGCCTTCACGGCTATGGCCCAGGCGGCGCTGAAAGGGTCGGGCGGGACCGGGGCTCGACCCCGCCCCTCGCGCCGGGGATACGAAGCGCGAGTTTGTCGTTCGTCGAAATCAAGTTAAATCGGCGCAATGAACCGTTAACGTTGGATAGGGCACCAAGCCGTTGCTCGGTTGTCTTGTGTGGCGGAGGCGCGTTTTGGCCAGTGGTTCCCCGCCCCCGTCCTCGGTCGTGTTCATGGAAGAGCCGATCGAATTCGAGTGGATGCGGGGCAACCTTTTCAAGATCACCGATCCGAACACCGGCATCGTGCGAATTGCCGAGGCGAGCATCCTGGCGGAATCCATCGCCAACGCGGCGCGCTGCTATCGCGACTATCGAATGGCGGCCGGCGCCGACATCATCCCATTTCCGGAGCGGACGGACGCCGCGCATTAGGCGGCTTTTGGTTGCTGCTCGCGTCGATCGAGCGCGGCAGTGAGCGCGGACAAGCTCTTGATGGTGGCGCCTATAGGCTGAGGGTTCTTCTCGCTCTTTTTCCAGCGGGAGAACGTGGTGGGGTGGACCCCTGCTTCCTGACATAGCTCGTTGATCGAAATCCCAAGCTTGGCGGCGCGGCTTTCGACGTCCCTCACAATGTCCTGCTGGTCCATGCGGCCTTCATTAGCAGGATTGCTACGCAATGCAAACGAATAATTTGCAGCCTTGCAAAGAGCCACGTCTTAGCATGTGTGCTAATCTTGCGTGGATGGACAAGGGTCTCGAAACCGATCGCGAGTTCATAAAGGAGCTCGTCGAGTGGGCGGACATGCCGCCGAGCAGGCTTGCGAAGGAATCCGGACTGGCCGCCACAACGGTCACGCGCGTCGTCAACGGGAAAGCGACGACCAGGCTGAGCAAGCCGACGATCGAGAAGCTGCAACATCGCTTCCGCGACTTTCCGCACTGGCCGGAGGAATATCGCCGCACCATCCTCTCGGAAGTGCGCGACCGAACGGAACGGCCGCTCGAGGAAAAATACGGCGCCGCTGATCTTCCTGGCATCCCGCTCGTTGGATCCGCTGTCGCCATGCATTCGTTCGATCCAGAGCATCACGTCGAGCTGACCGAGATCGACATGGCCGAAGTGCTGGATATGGTGCGCCGGCCGGTAAGCCTCGCGCGCGATAACGAGGCCTACGCGGTGACGGTCGTTGGCGAATCGATGTGGCCGCGGTTTCGGTCAGGCCGCCGGGTGATCGTGAGCCCGCGGGCGCCGGTATCGATCAACGATGACGTGATCGTCCAGCTAAGAGGCATCGAAGGCGACGACGAATATCGGGAGCGGGTCTCGCTCGTGCTCATCAAGGAGCTGGTGAAGAACTCCCCTAGCTTCGTCGAGCTGCGCCAGTTCAATCCGGACGTCACGTTCCGCGTCGAGCGCGAACGCATCGTCGCGATGCATAAGGTCATCGGGGAGGTCTACTGATGTCTGCCCTTCTGCTCGCGCTGGCGCTCACAGCTTCAGGCCCGGCAAAGCTCGTCATCGTCTTCGGTACTGGCGGGATTGCCGTTACCGACTACCCGAGCAGGGCGCGATGCGAGGCTGCGCGCCGCAGCCTGCTGGCCACCATCCAGCAGGGCAAGCCGACCGAGAGCGGGCGCCTGAAGTTCGTTTACGCCATCGACGCATGGTGCATCTCGGGCTGAAAATATTTTTAGCATTGTTGCAAATTAGGAGTTGCATCGCTTAGCAATCGTGCTAAACGGTGCTCATGCACAACAAACCTCCCCACGCCGCAGCCCGACTCCACCGCGGCGTCAACGCGACGGTCGGTGCCGTGCCAACGCCGGCCGTCGCTCCCACAAACGTCCCGCCACTGGACGCAGCCCGCATTCGCAGGATTTTCGGCCAGGCGGACCTGAACGAGGTCGCGAGCGCCTACCGCCCGCCCTTCGGTGAGCGGCTCGTTTCTTTCGCGCGTCGCAATCAGGAACGCTTCGCCGTCGCCAGCCTGATCCTCGCCACGCTGCTCGGCTGCTACATGGCGTGGGAGTTCGCGCGATGAGCGGGCCCTTTACCCCGACGTGGGAAACGGTCGGCCCGGACACCCTGCGCGAGGCTCTAGGCCATGCGATGGCGGCGCTTCGGTGCCTAGCCGACTATGCCGACCCGGAAGAAATTCTCGACGATCCGGAAGATTTCGGCGGTCCCGACGATCCGGTCGAGACGCTTTCGATGGCCTACGACAATATGAAATACGCGGCTCAGCGCGCCGTCGCTCGCGTGGAAGAAGTCATCGCCAAAGCCCGTGGCGAATGCCGCGACGAGGGAGACATGCTGTGAGCCGCGCCCCCTTCCACGACATCAGCGAGCCCGGCCAGACGCTCGATCCCGACTCCGGCACCGTCCGCTACGAGCAGCGGAGGCGCGAGATCGGTGAACGGTTCGCCAGGATCATCGCCGAGGCGAAGGCTGAGCGGGAATTGCAAGCGAAGGTCGAGGACGAGCTGCTGTTCACGATTGAGCAGCAGGGGAGGGTGGGGTGATGCCCCGCATCCACTTTGGCCATTGCATCGGCTGCGATCTGCCAATCCGTCCGCCCTACCTGTCATTCGAGGTGCATTGGAACACCGGCGACGGCATCCTGAATTGGGAAGAGATCGACGTCTGCCGCGACTGTGCCGTCAAGCTGACCGCCGATGATCTGCATGGACTCGTGAACGCCGACGAAGAGGACGCCGCCTGATGGCCTCGCACCACCAGCCCGTCACCGTGCGCCCGCGCAGCCTGGCGAACATTCTCGACGATCTGCGCCACGCCCGCCGCGAATATGACGATGCGCTGGCAGGCATCTGTAGCGAGTGCCGAGGCGACGGCGTTTTGTCGAGCGGCTTCTATTTCCGCAGCGACCACAGCGTTGCCGAGGACTGCGCGGGATGCCCTTGCTGCGAGGGGACCGGCAAGCCTGCCGATGCCGAAGACCGGGCCTCAGAGGCGGAAACTCGCATGGAAGACCTGCGCTCGGAATTTGCCGACGCGCTCACCGAAGCGACCGGGCTGACTTTCGAGGCGCTGATGAAGGCGCGAGAGGGGTGTTTACTGTGAGCCGCTGCCCGTCGCAGGACTGGGACCGTTATATCGCAGCGCAAGACGCGCCGATGCCCGTCGGCGAACCGCGCATCGCCCGCTCGAAGAAAGAGCATTACTGCGAAGCGTGCGCTGGTGTCATCCCCGCTGGCGCGTCCCACATGATGCAATCCTACGTCAGCGATGTGGGACTCTTCATTTCGCCTGAGCGAACGCACCTGCGCGGCCAATGTCTGCCCGTGGAGACCGACTGGTGAACGCCCCTACCACCATCCTCGGCGATCCCGACCACGAGTTCCGCCAAGCGCATGTCGGCGCGTCGGAATGCGCGGCGCTGTTCGACTGCTCGCCTTATGTGACGAGGTTCGAGCTTTGGCACCGCCGCAAGGGCAACATCGCCATGCCCGACCTGTCGGACAGCGAGCGAGTAGAATGGGGCTTGAGGCTCGAGCCAGCGATCATCGCGGCCGCGGCTGACCGCTACGCCTATCAGCTGGAAGAAACGCCGCGGCGCCTGTCCAACGGGCGCGGACTCGGCGGGCATCCCGACCAACTCGCCAGCGACGAGCGCGGCCCTGGCATCATCGAGATCAAGACGGCGGACTGGCTGGTTTTCAAACAGTGGGGGACAGAGCCTCCGGAACATTACCTCCTTCAGGCGATGGCCTATGCGGGGCTCGCCGGGCGCAAGTGGTGCGACGTCATCGTCCTCGTCGGCGGCAACCGCTTGGAACGCTTTTGCTACGACTTCCGGCCGAAGATTTATGCCGAGATCGAGCGCCGCGTCGAAGCCTTCTGGCAGAGCATCGAAGCGAACGACCCGCCGCTGGCCGACTACACGCGCGACCTCGACACGATCGCGGATCTGCACCGCGAAGGCGGCGCCGAGACGATCGACCTAAGCGCCGACAACCTCGCGCACGAGGCTGCGGCGGCTTTCCTCTTTGCGAAGGAAGCGCGGCTTGAGGCGGAGAAGCGCGAGGACGCGGCCAAGGCCGAATTGCTGGACAAGCTCGGCGCTGCGTCATTCGCGACGCTCAACGGCTTCACCGTGCGCGCGACGACCGTTGCCGCTGTCCCCGACCGCCCCGCCGAGCCGGGCGAAATCATTCGCGGGCGCAGAGCCTATCGAAAGCTGACGGTGAAGGAAACCGCATGAATATTACCGACTTCATTCAGGCGATCGAGCCGCTGCAAGCCACCACGAAGGACGCCTCGCCGGAGGAGGACCTACAGCTCATGTCGATCACGAGCATCGCGATTAGTCTCAAGCGCATCGCGGATGGCCTTTGGGGCACCGATGACACCACCGGCCTTCTCCAACTGCTCAACCCTCTAGACGTAAGGAACAACTACTAATGGCCACCCAAGCAGCCGAGCAGCAGCCGGCCAACCCCGTCGCCGTGATCCGGCAGAACCTGACCGCGATGGAGCCGGAATTTAAGGCCGCGCTGCCACCGCATATCCCGGTCGAGAAGTTCAAGCGCGTCGCCCTGACCGCGATCCAGAACACGCCGGCGCTGGTCAATGCCGACCGCCGCTCGCTGTTCGGCGCATTCGTGCGGCTCGCTCAGGACGGCTTGCTCCCCGACGGTCGCGAGGCGGCAATCGTGATGTTCGGCAACAAGGCCCAGGCCATGCCGATGATCGCGGGCATCCTGAAGAAGATCAGGCAGTCGGGCGAGGTCGCCAAGGTCAGCGCCCAGGTCGTCTATTCGAACGACAAGTTCGTCGTGAAATACGGCTTCGACGAAGATGTCGAGCATGTGCCGCCAGCCCTCAACGAGCCGCGCGGCGAGCCGATCGGCGCCTATGCGACTGCGGTCCTCAAGGACGGCTCGCAGCTGCTCGAAGTGATGAGCCTCGAAGACATTGAGAAGGTCCGCAAGGTCAGCCGGGCGGCCAACAACGGGCCGTGGGTGACGTGGTTCGGCGAGATGGCGCGCAAGACCGTGATGCGCCGCCTCGCCAAGCGGCTGCCGATGTCGACCGACCTTGAGGATGAAGTGTTCTCCCGCGATCCGACGATGCAGCCGAATCCGCATCACATCGAGCGGACGATCGAGGCCGAGCCTTCACCGCAGCCCGACCGGCCCCGCTCCCGCCTCGACATGATCGAGCATCAGATCGCCGGCGACGAGCCTGAGCCGCCGGTCGAGCCGGAAGTCATCACGGAGCAGGCCGAGGAGCTTGAGGCCGAGATCGAAGAGAATCCCGCCGTCAACGACGAGGGACAGTTCAACATGGCCGACGAGATCGGCTTGAACGAGCATCCTGGCGTCACCAAGGCGAAGGAGTTGATTGCCGAGATCAAGAAACTGGACTCGACGATGGACATAACGAGCCTGATGGCGCGCAACGAGAAGGCCATTCAGGCGATGCCCGACGATTGGGGCGCGAAGGTCGAGACGGCCGCCGACACGCGCCGCCGTGAAATTGAGGCCGAGCGCGCGAGCGCAGACGCATGACCCGCCCTCGCCTCCGCTCAGTCCCCGCGCCGGCGGAAGCGCCCGAGCCGGACACGTCTTACGAGTATCGCGAGCGCCAGCGGATTCTCGCGCGGGACTGGAGCCGCGTCCATGTTCGCGGCGACCGTGCGCCCGCCCTGCCCTTCTTCGACCGGCCGACGAGGACGTGGCGGGGGTGAGTCATCCGGTCCCTCTGACAGCGCTGGATGATCGGCTCGGCTTCGTCGGGACGGCGGGCAGCGGCAAGACGTACAATGCCGGAACCGGCGTTGAACGGCTGCTTGCATCCGGCGGTCGCGTCATCATCCCCGATCCGCTCGGCGTGTGGTGGGGCTTGGGCCTTTGCGCTGATGGCCGCTCACCGGCTCCTTGGCGTGAGAAGGGACGACTCGTCATCTTCGGCGGCGACCACGGCGACCTTCCGTTGAACGAACACGCGGGCGCGCTAATCGGCGAGACGGTCGCCGGCATGGCCGAGAGCGCCATCCTCGACCTCTCCGACATCGGCACAAAGGCCGCTGAGCGGCGCTTCATGCTGGCCTTCCTCACCGCGCTCTATCGCCACGCCACCAATGAGCCGTTGCATCTGATTTTCGATGAGGCCGACATGTGGGCGCCGCAGCATGTGCGCGACAAGGACGGCGAAGCGAACAAGCTGCTCGGCATGATGGAAACGGTGGTGCGGCGCGGCCGAATCCGCGGCTTCATCCCGTGGCTCATCTCGCAGCGACCGGCTGTCCTCAACAAGGACGTCCTGTCGCAGGTGGATGGCCTGGTTGCGTTCAAGCTGACCGCCTCGCAGGACCGTAAGGCGATTGGAGATTGGGTCAGCGGCCAGGCCGACCAAGGCGAATGGCCGACGATCAGCGCCTCGCTCCCGACGCTCCCGACCGGGACCGGCATTGTGTGGCTGCCCGCGCGCAATGTCCTTGAAACGGCCGCCTTCCCGCCGAAGGTGACGTTCGACAGCTCGCGCACACCGAAGCGCGGCGAGCGCGTGGAGCAGAAAGCGCTCAAGCCGCTCGACCTGGACAAGCTGAAGGGTCGGCTCGCGTCGATCGAGGAAGAGGCGAAGGCCAACGATCCGCGCGCGCTGAAGGCGGAAGTCCAGCGGCTCACGCGCGAGCTGGCGAAAGCGGAGCGCGCCAAGGCCGCACCTGCTCCGAAGCCCGAGATCGTTCACGCGAACGCCGATGAGATCGAAGCGGCGCGAAACGATGGCCGACGCGAGGGCTTCCACGCTGGCCTGGCGAAAGCAATGGACACCATTGCGGGGCTGGCATGGAACTCCAGCGAGCCGGTGCTTGTCACCGTGGAGAACGCGAAGCGTGGACCCAAGCCAAAGGCCCGTCTGATTGATCGCGAGCCAGCTCCGACGGGCGGTCCAGGACAGCGCATTCTCAACTCGCTCGCTTGGTGGTCCGCGCTCGGCCACGACCGGCCGCTGAACGAGCAGGTCGCGTTCATTGCTGGCTATAGCCACACGTCGACCGGTTACACCAACCCGCGCGGCGCGCTGAAGACGGCGGGGCTGGTCGATTATCCAGAACCAGGCCGGGTATCGCTCACCGACGCGGGCCGAGATAAGGCCGAAGCGCCGGATGCGCCTCCGACCGGCGAGGAACTGCGCCGCCGCGTCCTCGGGAAGCTGGCGGGCCCACAGCAGCGCATCTTGTCGGTCCTGATCGACGCCTATCCAGAAGCGCTCTCGAACGACGATTGCGCCAGCCGCGCTGGCTACTCGGCGAGCTCGACGGGCTATACGAACCCGCGCGGCAACCTGAAAACGCTGAACTGCGCTTCCTATCCTTCGCCGGGACAGGTGCGCGCCGCCGATTGGCTGTTCCCATGAAGCCTGAGCGCTGCAAGATTCGCGAGGCCGCCCTGATAAGCGGGCTGGACATTCGCACGCTTCAGGAGAAGGCTGCGCGCGGCGAGATTCCGGGCGCAGAGAAGCCATTCGGCCGCTGGACGTTCGACATCGCCAAGCTGCGGCAGCTCCGCTCGAAAGGAAGCTTATGCGCGGTCTCTATCAGAGGAACGGGATATGGTGGACGCGTTTCAAGGTACGCGGGCACGAGTACCGAGTCAGCCTACGAACGCGCTCTCTCACGGTCGCGGAGCGCCGGTTGAAGATCGAGCGGCAACGGGTCGAGGATACGGCCTATTTCGGCGAGACCGATCCAGTCACATGGGAAGCCGCAGTCGTGTCGTGGGTGGAGGCCTGGGGCAGGCTCGGGATCAAGCCGAGGACCGGCGCCCGCTATACGCAGAGCCTAGTATGCGTCCGCCGCTGGCTCGACGGCAAGAAGGTCCACGAGATCGACAATCGGCTGCTGAAGGAAATCGTTAGCGCTAGGGCCCGCCAGCGCGTCACCAACGCGACGATTCGGCGCGACATGACGGCGATCAGCTCCGTCCTCGGCCACTGCTGCGACGAGGGATGGATCGAGGAAAACCCGGCTCGCATGATGGACCGCAGCCGCTTCAAGGAGAAGGCCGTCCCGATCGTGCTTCCGCGGCCAGCGAGCATTGCCTTGGTCTTCGCGGAACGGTCCCGGTTCATGGATATGGCCGAGCTAAGCCTTGAGACCGGGATGCGGCAGGAAGAGATCGCCGGCCTTGAGCATGATCGCATCGACCGTCGGCGCATGTCCGCCACGCTCGAAGAGACCAAGGGCAACGCGGTGCGCCAGGTCACGCTGACCGACAAGGCGCTCGCGATCATTGATCGCCAGCCGCGCCACTTCAAAGCCAAATGGGTCTTCTGGCACGGCAACGGCGAGCGCTACCGGAACGTCGATTCGAGCTTCTATGCGCTGGTCAGCAGGGTGGCACGAAAAGCGGCACAGGACAGCCGCGAGTTTCGGCGCTTCCGCTTCCACGATCTTCGCCACCTGTTCGCGGTCACGTTCCTGCGCGAGGCCAGGGGCACGATCTATGCGCTGCAACAGATCCTCGGCCACAAATCGATCAAGACGACTGAGGGCTATCTAAAGCACCTGACGCCCGATGAGCAGCTGGCCGCGAAATATGGGCCGGTGGCACAGAATGCGGCACAGAGTGAGCGGTTCGGCGGCGAAAATGGCTGAAATGCGCGAACGCCGGGCAGTCGGGATAGGTTTAGCAAACCGCTGGTTTCAGCCACTCACCCACGTCTCCGATGGCGGTTTCCCTAGGGTTCCCGCCACTTATGTCAATCGCAGGACGCGCGAAACGCGCAATTCGCAGCGGTTCGCGGTGGCACAATTGGCGGCACATTCTGTTCACGGTCTGCCCCGCCTCGCAGGAACCACCCATGCCTAACCTATCACAGGAACCAATGGGATGTTTGACCCACACTGCTTCATTCTAGACACGCGCTTTGGCTACGTCGTGCGCGACGAGGGCGCGGATTACATGCGGCGCTCTGACGTTCCGCTGAAGGTCTGGCTCAATCCGCTTCGCCTCACGATTGGGATTGGCCGAGGCCGCCCCTGTCGCATCGTGATCAACAAAGATGCGTGGATGCATCGCGCTGTGGCGAACTTCCTCTGGCGCATCCGGGGCCGTCGCCATGTCTGAGGAACCAATGATGGTAGAGCTGAAGCCATGCCGACATTGCCGAGCAGAGTGCCGCGTCGAGACGTTCGGCGGCGGCGTGCATGTGACCCCGACCGACCTCTGGCTATGCTCGAAACACAAAATGTTCGACGGCGATTGCCCGAGCGGCCTGAGCTATTTCACCGCCGACGCATGGAACGAAGGGAACGCAATCCTCTCGACTGGCGACGATGCAGGGCGGGCGGGGTTCGCGCCTTGTCCGCTCTGCAAGCAATATAGCCACTCCATCGGCGGCGATAAGCTCGCGGAGGCAATCCTGCATTTTGAGACGATGTATGCTCACCCACTGCGCGGAACGCCGATGGGTCAGATGTTCGACGACAAGACGCGCGACATGGCGCACGTTCTCACCGCCAGGAATAAGGCTCTTGAAGAGGCGCTGGAGCGTATCGCGAGACACGATGTTGGCCTTCAGGGGCTGATCGAGGACGGCGAGGACACGCCGGAAAAGGTGGCGGAATATTACGCCATGCAAATCGAGCGCCGACGAAAGATAGCCCGCGCCGCTCTCAACCATCAGGACAATCGCCAGAAGGAGGGTGGGGACGGTGCCTGAACCGCTGCCTCGGCCAATCGACTTCGCGGCGTTCGCCCTGCTGGAGCGCCGCATATGCGAGGCGGGATATGGCGGCGACATCGACTGGAGCGAGACGGTTTCAGAGCCGAAGGACGCGGAGGAATTTGCCCGCGAAGCCATCTTCGTCATCTGCAATAGCGGAATGCGCTTCACAGTCGCGCAGGGCATCTTCGAGCGCGTCATGCGGCGGCTTCAGGTTGGCGGTTCGGCTCACGATGCATTCGGGCATAAGGGCAAGAGCGATGCTATCGACCGCATCTGGCGGGATCGTGAGGAGCTGCTCGCCGCATATCTGGATGCGCCCGACAAGCTTGCGTTCTGCGAAAGCCTGCCCTTCATCGGCGGCATCACGAAATACCATCTGGCGAAGAACTTCGGCGCGGACGTGGCCAAGCCCGACATTCACCTACAGCGCCTTGCCGATTGGGAAGGGACGACGCCGCAAGCGCTTTGCGACAGACTGGCCAGGGAAAGCGGCTACCGGGCCAGCACGGTTGACGTGATCCTGTGGCGAGCCTGCGCCATTGGCCTGATCGACAGTCGCGCCCTCGCACAAAAGGACACCAACTCTACTGATTCTGGACGTTAATCCGGCTAGTCATGGCTTCGCCACCGAGCCTGTTTCACGTCTCGGCCATTCGGTGACTATCCGGCGTAAAGGAGGAAAGAGATGCGCGAACAGATAATGACGGCGGCGGAGATACAGAAGCATTTCGACCGCATCGCGAAAGACGCGAGGATGCGTGCGCTGGCCCAATCATGCGTAGCCTTAGCAATGCAGGAGTATGGGCCGGTCGATCCGGAACGCGCTGACCGGGATGCGCACGACATTGCCTCGCTGGCCGCGCATCTTTTGGTGAGCAGGATATATACCGAGGACAGCGAATTACGCGGGCTGAAGGAAGAGAACGAGCGCTTGCGCCAAATGGCTTTCGAGACCGCCCGGACAACGCCGCCGAAACTCGTGGTGACTAGATGAGTAACGTATCAAGGGATGAGATGCCGAGCCTCGCCGAACAGCAAAAGCTTCCGTGGTGCAACTGCGACTTCAGAGCGACGGGCCGCTGGAGTTGGTGCAAGAATTACGAATGGTGCGAAGGCCGCGCAACCAAGGAGAGTAAAGATGCTACCGGATGAGGCTCAAGGGTTGCCCGTGTCCGTTTCGCAAGCTCCGCTGATTTGCGCTGGTTGTAAGAGACTGATCGACGTTCAGCCGGGCGTCACCCATGTCGGCTCAAGCGATGGGCGCCTTTGGCATTACGAGTGCGCGCCGTTCGACAAGATAGCCGCAGCCATTTCCGCACCCAACCTTGGCGAATGGCAGCCGATTGAGACCGCGCCGAAGGACGGAACCGACATTCTCATCTTCATCCCGGATATGCAGAACTATCCGGACAACCCGCGCATCGTGAGCGCGTTTTGGGGGATATGCGGTTGGACCGACAACGCCGCCGTGGGCTGTCAAACATGGGGCAACCCGACGCATTGGATGCCGCTTCCCGAACCGCCAACAGCAGGCTAGGCGAATCGCTCGCTGATCGGCTAAGCGCCGGCCGATGTTCAGCTATGCGTCTTACTTCGGGATCCTCGACGCCTGGGCCGAGCGATTTGCGATCAAGCCCCTGCGAGACTTCCCCGGTGAGGGCCTCTATCTCCGTCACGACATCGACGTCTGCCCGAAGGCCGCGCTCGAAATGGCGAAGCGCGAGGCGGAACACGGCATCTCGGCGACGTACATGTTCATCCCGACCTCGCCGCTCTATTCGCTCGACGAAGCAACGCTCAGGCCGTTCATCGACCTCGGCCATGAGGTCGCGATCCATTTCGACTATCTGACCAGCGGGGTCGAGCCCGACAGCATCGCGCCGGCCGTGGAGGCGCAATGCAATCTCATCGCCGAGCTTACCGGAGAGCCCGTTCGCTCGATCTCCTTCCACCGCCCGATTCCCGCCTTCCTGCGCGGGCCTGACCATCTGTTCGACATGGTGAACGCCTATTCGGCAACGCTCATGGCCTGCTATCGATCGGACAGCGCCGGACGGTGGAGGCAGGATCCGCTCGCCGTTCCCGATGCTCCGATCGCGCAGCTGCTGACGCATCCTATCTGGTGGGGCGAGGAACATGCCGAGCCGGGCGAGCGCCTGCGCGGGTTCAACGAGCGCCTGATCCGAGAGACCGTCCCGGGCGTCCAATGGTGATCGGCGCCCTCGATACCGACAGCCAGGCGCTGCGAACGAGGCTGGCGCTGCAGGAGCGGCTGAGCGCCTTCGACCTCAACGAGTGGATTTTCGCGCACATCGACGTGCGGCCCGGGCAAAGGTGGCTCGATCTCGGCTGCGGGCTCGGCAAGCAGTCCATCCCCCTGTCGGAAATGGGCGCTCACGTCACCGCCGTCGACCTCTCCGAGGAATCGCTGCGGAACCTCGAGGGGCGTCAGAATATCCGGACGCTCCGCATGTCGCTCGACGACATCACGCCGGCGCTCGGCTCATTCGATGGCGTGATCGGCAGCTACTCGCTCTATTACGCCTCTGATCCTGAGCGGCTGTTCGGCGCGATCCACGACATGCTCAGCGGGCAATTGTTCTTCTGCGGGCCGGGGCATGGCAACAATCTCGAGCTTCGCGAGCTCGTCGGCAGGATCGAGCCTACCGCGCCCGCGACATTCATGGAGGAAGCCGCGCCCGCGATCTGCCGCAAGCTGTTCGGCAAGGCCGAGATATTCCGCTTTGAGAACGCGGTCCACTTCGAGACCGCGGACGAGCTGAAGGCCTATTGGCAGAGCCACAATCTCCACGATCCCGCCTTTGAAGGCCCGTTTCCCGATCGCTTCACCAACACGAAGCGCGGCATCGGCATAAGAGCGCGGGTCTAGAACAGCAGCGCGTGGGCGATGAAACCGACGATCAGGCCGAGAATCGCCGCGACCGCAACATGGTGCGTGCCCGCCCACTTGCGGGCGCCTGTTTCGATCTGCTGGAGCTTCGGCATCAGTGGTCTCCTTCACATTCGGGGTATCTCGGAAGCGGCTTCTGCGGCTCGCCGGCCGATACTCTCAGCAGCGGGTCGGCCTTCAGGACGTAGGCTTCGAGCTCGCAGACCTTGGAAAGCAGCAAGTCGGCCGCCGCGGAAAGGCTGCTCGGGCGCTTCGGCAAGGGCGCGGGCGCCGGCGGGATTTGCGCGGCTGTGATCGGCTGCGTCGCGACGGGAATCTTGACTTCGACGGTCTGGATTTTGGTCGCTGGCGTTGAGCAGGCCGCAGCCATGCAACATAAGCAGATTGCAACCGACCTCGCGCCGGAAATTAACTGACGGATCATTGCCAGGCTCCTTTCAGGGCCGCGGAAGGCTCACAGGCTGCGCCAGATGCGCCGTGAGCAGCGGAAGCGGCCAAGCGGCTTGCGGTTGCCGTGGCGGCGTCCGCGCGCGTCCTGGCGCGTTTTAGAGCCTCGGCGCTTGCCGCCTGCTGCTGTTTCGTCGCATCGCCCATCGCCTGCACGGCGGCATTTTGCCGGTTGAGCGCGTTCGTCAGCGTCCCGATAGCCTCGCCCATGAACCCGATTTGCGCCGGAACCTCGCCGCAGTTCAGCTTCGGGTGGCCGCTTGCCTGCCGTGTCGTTTCGCAGATGGTCGCGAGCTTCGCGCCTCGATCGTCGGCCAGATGCTTGTAGTGTTTCAGGCCGAGGACGAGACCGGCGAGCATCAGCAGGCCCACAAGGCCGTCGACGAGCTTCATTGCAAGAGCGCTAGGCATTGTCCTGCTCCTTCTCGGCAAGCGCCTCGTTGAGTTGGCTCATGAAGCGGATTCCGGCGGCGCAACCCTCCTGCCAGTCGGCATAGCGCTGCTCATCCGCGCGAATTTCCGGGGGCGGTTTCGGGCTCGGCGCTTTCTCGCGGAGGCGGTTCATGTGAGCGCCACTGCGGCTTGAGGGTGGAAAACGTCGGTCTTCGGCGGCACGAGCGGCGGCGTCGGGACGGTGATGCACTGCTCGTAGTCCGCCTGGACGAGCGGCAATCCCGCGTTCGGGCGCTGGTGCTCATGGTTGAGCGTGGCGATGCACAGGAGCGCGACGCCAGCTAGGGCCAGCCAGATCGCGAGACTGGCCGCCCGCACCATCATTGCCAGCCGCGACCGCATGTGCGCCGGTCGACGTTGTCGATGCGGTGAGCAATCCAGCCGCGGTAGAAGACGCGAAGGTTCGGATTGGCGTCGACGAGCCGGTCGTATTCGGCCTTTTGCTTGGCATCGAGCTTGTTCAGCATCACGACGCAAGCAGCCACCTTGCCGAAGCGGAGCTGAGTGTCGCGATATGCCGCGATCGTTCCCGGCCCGACCTTGCCGTCGACCTTCAGGCGGGCACCTTCTTCGTTCAATGACTGCTGGAACCAGCGGCTAGGCCGCGGCGCGCCCATGTTCACCGTCGTGTTCACCAGCTCGTCGGCGACTGCCGGTTCGATTGGCACCAGCGGCATGAATCCGGGGCGCTCGATATAATCGCGAACGTAGATCTGATCCGCGCAGGTATCAGAGCCTGTGGTCGTCGAGCAGTGCATCGGAAAGTCGCGCATGTCGCCGCGGTAGCCGGCCTTGCGCGCCACGACCTCGGTGACGCCATACTTCGTCGCGCCGCCTGGGTCGTGGCGGTTGCTCACATAGCCGCCTTCGTCCGAATAGACGCCGGCGAGAATCCCGCCGATAGCCACGAGTCCGGCAGCGCCGCCAACGGCCGCTTTCTGCTTCGTCGACAGCTCGGGCTGCTGCGGAGGCTTACTTGCCACCGGGAACGCCCTTCTGAGCAAGCAGGCGGAAGCCGATGGAGGCCACGCACCACAGGCCCGCGACGATCGCACGAACAGCCGGCGGGAATAGCCCCTGAACCGACGCCGGGAGTTCGGGAACCAACGTCATCAGCGGGAGCACGACGGCGCCGATGGCGTTCCACCTGACCGACCACCATTGCGAGGCGTAGCGCCAGTCGTCGACGAGATGCGCCTTGATGCGCTGCAGAATCATTTCCTGACCGCCTCCTTGAGATCGGCTCGGTGGAGCAACTTGCGCTCCTGCGCGGCTTCTCCGTCGGCACCGGGAAGCGGCATCAGCGAGCGCAGCATCCGGACGCCGGCCGAGCGCTCCTCGAGCGTCGCGTCGATCCTATTTTCCATCGCTCTTGTCCTTGGTGACGGGCGAGCGGCTCAACAGACTGGCGGTCGACTGGCTATTCTGCGCGATCTGCCGTTGCAGGCCGTCATTCAGGCGCCGCAGTTCCGCCACTTCGGCGCGGTGCTCCTGGGCGCGCGCTTCCGACTTCTCCCGCATTTCCTCGAGCTCGGTGGAATGTGATCGGCGGACCTCCCCCAACTCCTTCTCCAGAGCCGAGACGCGCTGAGAGAGCGCGGCGTTCAGCTTCTGCCATTCGGCGAGGACGGCGACCTCGATGTCGCTGCCCGCCTTCACGCGCTGGACGACCCACGCGAAGAAGCCGGTGATGAGCGCGCCAACAGCTGCGCCGGCGCCAGCCCAACTGGCGTCAGTCATCGGCGGCTCCCCGTGGAGAGGGACTGTCGCCATGTCAGGCCCCTGCCAGAAAGCACCGAACTTCACCGGGCGCGGAGATTGATCGGAGCGTCATGATGCGAGCTCACTCCTTTGGTCTGCCGGAGGATAAGGAGCGCGGCCTTCTGGCTGTAGGTTCGTCGCAGTTCAGCGGGTGAGAGGAGGATCCGAACTCATCATTCCTGCGCCACGTCGACGACATCCCACTTGGTATCCGTCCCGTTGTATTCCGCCTTCATGTAGAGCAGCTTGTTCGCCACTGTGGTCGACGGCAGCGCCTGCCCGACACCGCGATATTGAGTGCCATAAGTGATTGCGCGCGCCGTGCCGTTGTCGCGGATGCGATGCTCGATGATCTGCCCTGAGACCGGGATTCCGGTTGGATTGGCGAAGAGCAGCGCGGAGGCCTGTGCCGTGACATGAACCGCCTTATTGAGCGACGTCGGCGTGACCGTTCCAGCAGTGGTGATCTTCTGGACGATGGTGGATGCGCCATTGTAGAGGATGTCGCCATCCTCAATGCGGCCGTTGCCGGAGAAGCCGACGACGGCGGGCGTCGTCACATAGTTGTAGCCCTGCCAGCGAGCGTCGAGGTTGACCACGGTGGAGGACGCCGAGCGCATCCGCGTGTCCTTGATGAGCGGGTAGCTGTCGGTCCTCGTCCCTAGCGCCGAGCGGTTGTTCATGTTTGGGAGCGGCGTCGACATGCAGTCGAATTCGCAGTTATCGAACAGCCCGAACGGCATCTGATTGAACACGCTCTGCGTCGAGTTGATCAGGGTGCCGCTCTCGGTGAGCTTCGGATCGTAGGTGAACTTGGTGCGGATGAAGCGCTGGCCATCGCTGAGCGTGTATGCGGTCGCGACCGTGGAAGAGGCAATCGGCCCCTCCGCGACCATTGCGCTGCCATCGATCACCGTCACCGTCGCCACCGTGGCGGTGAGCGCCGTCACGTAGAGCCGCTTCGATTTGTTGGCGGCGTTGAGGCCGGAGCCGGAGAGCCAGATCGTGCTGCCGGCGACAAAGCCGTCCGCCGTGAAGTCGCCCGCGCTGCGCGTGATCGTGTAAGGTCCGGTCCCGGCGATGGTCAGGGACAGGCCGCTCGCCGTTGGCTTGTAGGGGTCGGTATCGGCGAGCGAGGCGGTGCAATAGCCAATGACCGTGCAGTCCTCGAACGTGACGTTCGACCTACCGATCGTGAAGCCCTCGATCTTCGAGCGCCTGATGACGGTCCCGCGGCTGTCGCCCGAGGCCATCGCGATGCCATTCTGGTAGTTGCCGACGCAAGTGATCGCGTCGAGGATGATTCCCCGGTTGATCGACGCATCGGCCTCGATGTCGATGCCCGCGCCCGGAGACGAGCGAACGAGCTCGGACGAGACGGTGTTGAGCGCCTGTCCGGAATTGTTGAAGACCGAATTGCGGACGTGCATCTGGTTGACGCCGACCGGGCTCATCCCGTTGCGGCCGTTGTAGATGCAGCGGACGTTATCAATGGTGACTGGCTGACGAACCGCGCTGTCCGGTTGGCTGCTTGCGGTCGCAACAATGATGCCGTCGGTCGTCTGGTGGTGGATGTAGAGGTCCTTCAGCTCGACGAAGGCATTGTTCTTGATCCACAAGCCTGAGCCCTCGAGCTGCCGGTCGCTGTCGCCGAAGCGACCGCCGAGGACCAACTGCGTGTTGTTGCCGTCTAGCTCGAAACCCTCGACCACGACGCCCCCCGAATTGGCTTCGAGGTTGATCATCGACCGGAAGATGTAGCCGTAGTTATTGTAATCGAGGTACGGCAGCGAGGCCGGGTCGTAGCGGTTGCCGGTCGCGTGATCGAAGGCGCCCCACTTGAGCCCGGCCTCGGTCTGGAGAATCGCGCCATAGCCGCTCATGCGCACCAGCCGCGTCGCGTTCTTGACGGTGAGGACCTCGTGCGCGCCGTAGGCGCACGGCGTGGTCCCGTCGAGCAGCGTCCCCTGGAATGTCTGCTTGCCGATCCGGTACTTGCCAGGCGGGCAGAGGACCGTACCGCCGCCCCGCTGCGCAATGAACGAGGCGGCGGCGTTGAGAGCATCAGTCACGTTGACGAGGGCGGTGAACGCGCGGACATCCGCGACCTCTGCTGCACTCATGAACCAGAAGGCGTTGACCGCGATATCGCTATTGGCGCGAACCCACACTTTCGCGGTGTTGAAGGTCGAGCGGACATAGACGCCCTGGCGCGTGTCGGCGTCGACGGCAGCCGAGATGGGCGCATAGTCCTTGACGATGAACAGTCCCTCGCGCCCTTCCTCCATGAGGTTCGCGGGGAAGCCGAGAGAAGTGTCGAGGCCGGCGAGGACCGTCCGGTCGGCGGCGGGAAGCGTCAGGGTCGTGAGCGAGGTACCGGCGAGAGCGGCCAGAATGGAAGCGAGCGCAGTCTGCGCGGCATTGTCGGCCGTTTGAGCGCCGCCCTCTGCCACCAGGGCGACGCCGGCGCTGGTGGCCGCGGCGGCTGCCTGACTGGCGGCCTCGTCGACATGCGCCAAAGCCAGACTAGCACTCCCCGCGGCGGCCGTGGCGGCGTCCGCTGCTGCGTCCCGCGCGGCTTCGGCGGCCGCCTGCGCGTCTTCCGCCAACTCTTCGGCGAGGATTGCCGCCGCAGTGGACGCGGCGCCGCTGCCGCCCTGCAGCTCAACTACGTACTGAATGTCGTCCTTGATGAGGACGACGTCGCTCGAAGCGTCCTTCAGAACCGAAAAGTCGGTCATGTCGTGACGCCGGCGACAACCGTGAACAGGCCGCTCGCATAGACGTCCTCGTCGCCGCCGCTCGGCGTGATGTGGAGATCGTAGGCGAGATCGATATCGTCGCCCAACTCGGCCGGCTCGGGCAGCGCCGTCACATTGGCCTTGTCGATCCTGACCTTGACCTGGCTTACGAAGACCGGCGTCGTCAGCTGGAGACCCGGCGGGATCGCCGTCAGCCGGCCAGCCAGAATATGGTCCTGAACGGTGTCGCTCGCCCCGTAGAGGAGCCGGACGCCCTGTACTTCGCTCGACACGGTGTTGAGCGTGATGCGCGCCGATCCGGAAGCATCCGGATAGTCGCGGATTTCCATCTTGAAGCTCGCGCCGGTGAAGTCGAAATCAACGAACGCGAAGATGCGCACGAACGGCACCCGCCGGTCGGCTCTGAGGTCGATTTTCGCAGGCCGGAGCATCGCCGCGAAGGATATGGCCTAGGCCTACCCGGCTGTAGGTTCGCTACGGCTTGTCGCCGCCGATCGTGCCGCCGCCAGTGCCGCTGCCGTCGCCTTCGCCGCCCGTCGTGCCACCGCTGCCGGATGCTGGCGTCACGACCGACTGGTTGAGATAGACGCGGAGAGGATGCGCCGAGCTATTCAACGCGTCACCATAGACTGTCGTGGCCCCATAGGTCGGCGTCGCATCGCCGGGCGCGTCCACGTCCGCGAACAGATAATAGGTGGTCGAATAGGCCTTGCCGGTCAGCGAGCCTGCCGGGACGCTCACGTCCTGCGGCGGGGTTGTCGCATAGTCGATGACGAAGTTTGCGCCGGACGAGCCGCCATCGAGCGTGATCGTCACGCTGGTGCCGGTATCGGTAGCCTGAACGCGAAGGCTCTTCGGATAGGATGCGCGCAGGATCGCCGCCACCGCATCAGTGCCGCCAGTGTCGCCGTCGCCTGGCCCGCTACCCGGCGTCGTGCTCGGCGGCGTTCCGCCGGTGACGCCAAGCGCCCAAGTGTGCTTCGCGTCGTCTTCGGTCCTGAGCGTGAAGCGAACCGTATTGCTTTCAGGATCCAGTTCGCGCCCGATGATCACACACTTCTGGTTGATGAGCAGAGCCGAGGGCAGGTTGAGCGTGAGGCAGTCCCCCATCTTATATTGCGACCAATAGAGGTCGAGCTCGATCTGGATCGGCCCGCGCTCCCGGCTGTTGGCGATCTCGTAGGCGACAAGCTGAGCGGCCTGATCCTTATCCGCGACGAGCGGAAGGTCGATTTCCTTCGTCTTCGTGTTGCCGCCATCAGCGGCGAGATAGGTGGAATTCCGAACGATATTCCCCGAGACGACCTGCCAGGCGAGCGTCGGCTCGCGATAGCGCGGGATGCCTCCGTTCAGACGGTCGCGGCGCATCGCCATCTGCGGCACCGAGACCGGACCCTTGATATGCTCTTCTTCGACGGTCTCGAGGCTCACGCGCGGCGTGTTGACGAGGCAAGACAGCTTCGCCTGCGTCGGAATCGGATAGCCGCCACCTGCTTGCGCGATCGATCGAAGCACGTCCCACTTGCCGTCGGTGGAGAGAACCCGGCCCGATATCTCCCATCCGTTCGCATCGGCGATATTCGCGGCCTCGATATGCGACGCCCAATCGATGTTCGCCGAGGGAAGCCCAGGCCCGATCACCCTAACGCCGTTCACCCAACGGCCGAGTGCGAATGTCCCATGATGCACCCACGGATTGGCGCTGTAGGCGTACGCCGTCTCGGCGGTGCCGTAGCCGCCGGGCCGCTGCGAGCCGGACCCGCCGTTCGTGCTGTCGAACCGCGGATCATAGGCGAGTACGCCCCTGATCTGGTGCTCCATCTTCGGAACGCCGCCCGAGTAGATTTGGCCGTTGTCGACGTCCGCGACAAGGATCAGGCCCGCCGCAGCAAGGCTGGACAGCTTATAGGTTGCCCCCCAATCGGGCATTGTCGACGTGTCCGGCGCCACCATGCTCAGCGCGGCGCTTTCCGGCCGTGCGCCGAGCTGCGTGTGGAGGAACATGAAATTGTTGTAGTAGCCGGTCGCGTTGCCGCCGCTGAAAGCGATCGCGGTATCGTCGCCGTAGAAGCCATCATAGGCCATGATCGGCCCGGCGCATGACAGGATGCCGATAATCCCGAGATAGCGGTTCTTGTCTCCCCAACTCGCCTCGTGGATCACCGCCTCGCCCACGCGCGCGGACCCCATGACATAGGGCTCGCCCGCCGTCGGGTCAGCAATGAAGTCCAATTGCGTACCGGCCCCGGCGAGGGAGCCGAACGTCGGCTTTGGCGCCGTCAATCCCGCGGCAACGTTTAGAACGGCCGCCGTCACCCCCAGGACGGCCGTAATCGTTGCTAGAGTTCCAACCGAGACACCGAGTATTCCCGCCACTGCGGCCGCGCCGAAGAGGGCCGTTCCCGCCGTCAGCACGACAGCGGCAACGCCGACAACGATCGCAGCGATCTTGAGGACTTTCGACATCTGTACGGCAGATTATTGGCGGCGCGGGAAGCGCTGTAGGTTCGGGGTTGAGAGCGGCCAAAGGGCTACAGGCAGGCCTCCACCGCACGACTAAGGTGGCCCAAATAATTCTTATGCTTCATGCGGAGTTCGAGCGTCGAGCCGCCGGCATGCGGAATAATAGTCAGCAGGAGCTCGGTCCCGTACACGCTGCTGAAGGCAATTTCCGTCGAATTCTCGCCGCGAATGACCGAAGGATCGCCCGCCCACGAAAGATTGCCGGCGAGGCATTGCTCCAACGTTGGCTCTGAGTGCTGGCTGGAGAATGTGGCGCTTGGCGTCCTCACGCGGTTTTGCGCGATAGTGCCTTCGCAACCGGCGAGCGCTAGAACTGCCAAGACAAACGCAATCCGCATGATCGACCTGCTTATTTCGTCGCCTGCGGTCAATCAATCCTCCACGCCCCGCTGATCATGAGCGGCTGAAGCACATCGCAATGCGGGATGTCCTCGTGAAAGCCAAGCACGCGCCCGTTCCCGACGGCGATCGTCAGCGCTGAAAAGCCGTTCCCGCCCGGCATCTCGACAATGTCGCCGGCCATGATTTGCGCCTTTTCTATGCGGCGGAAATGGTGGTCCATCGCGTCAGACAGCGTCGCGAACCCGAGCTCGCGCATAGCCGCAGCCGCGCTCTTGCGGCTTCCGTAGCGCGGTATCTTGATCCGCTTCCCCATGTGCCGAGCATGGGCCAGCACGAGCTGGACGCAATCGGCCGTGCCGTCGGCGAAGGTCGCGCCCTTGAATGCGTCGACGGTCTTTTGCGTCGCCATGACGCGCTCGATGATGTTCAGCTTCATCAGTATGAATGCACCGATCCGCCAAGGCTACCGCTCGGGCTGCCTCCGCTGCCGAGGCCGAGGCCGCCGCCAGAGATGGCGCTTCCGGCACCGCCTGGACCATAGGTTCCCCAATAGATTTTTTTGGTGACGCCACTGACGTTCGAAAGGCCCTTTTCGCCTGACCAGACGCTCTCGTGAAAGGCGTCGGAAAGCCTCTGCCCCTCGCTGTCCTCGAAGAAGTAATCGAAGGCCGAAATGATCGAATAATCGATCTCGTCCTTCTTCCGATCGAGATTGCTGACTGCCTGATCGATGAAGCCGTCGAAGATTAGCTCAGGATCGGCCACGGCCTGAAAATGATGGTTCACGTCCGTCTGGATCGCGGCGAGCCAAATCTTGACCGGCGAGAGCTGGACCGCATCGGAGGCGATAGCGCTTTTGGTCGCGCTCGACGCCACCTGAATCGTGATCGCAGTGTTCGGCGCTTGCCCGCTCGCATCCTCCGCGACGCTTTCGCCGCTGGTGATGCTGCCGAACGTTGAATCGTACCCCTTGAAAGTGTTGCCGCCCCAGGCGACCTCGCCGCTACCGAGCAGCATCCGCCGCGTTCCGGACGGAAAATCGATTTCGAAAAAGCCAGTGACGCTCTTGCGGCTCGCCTGGAGCGCGGCGATCATCGCGGGCGTCATCAGTAACGCTCCGTGATCGTGAAGGTGAATGGCCGAGCGCCGAACGACGGCTGCTGCGCGCCCTGCCAGTTGAGGATCCCGCCGATGCGCGGCCGCTCGACCTCGATCACATCGTTATTGAGAAAGGCTTTGCGCGTGTACGGAAACACCGGGAGCGTGACCTGCCCGCTGCCGTTGGCGCTAATCGTGGCCGTCGCCTTGTGAATGAAGCGGATGCCCTCGGAGATGACCGCGACAGGCTGCCCCTGTTTGAACTGGTAATTCGCTGGAAGCCCATAGATCGGGATCACCGTACCAGCGGGCGAGGCGCCATTGACCTTTGGCGATCCGGCAGCGACCGACTTGAAATCGAGCGGCCACGGATAGGAAACGTCGTCGCGCGCACCCTGCTCGAGCATCGATTGGAAGATCCGCGCCTCCTTCGCGCTTGGGAGAGGCGGAAGCGTGAACTGCATCGAATAGCGATAGCCGGGCCGGTCGATGAAGTCGGAAGGACCGCCGAGCGCTCCGTCGACGGCACCACCCGGATCGATCGCGGTCAGCTGATAGTCGGTGTAGCCATAGTCGGTAAGGTCGATCATCCGCGGCTCCCAAGGCGATGCAGCTGAGCCCGCGCGAGGTTGTTGCGAGCAATCGCTGCGCCTCCGTAAGCTCCGCGAACTCCTGCCTGCGCGGCGATCGGGCCAGCAATGCTCTCGACATAAGCGTCGAAGCGATCGTCATTGGGTTCGACGCGGACGATGAGGATGCTGCTGCCGGCGCCGAACGGCGATGCGGCGCTCGCGTTGCTTGGAACGATGGCCAGCCCTTCGCCCTTGGAGGCCCATGCGATTGGCGTGTCGTTGATGGCGATAAGGTTGTTGTCGGTGCCGCCCCTGCCGCCGATGACGCCAAAGCCGCCGCCGGCGAGCGTGGGCAGACCCGCCAATCCGGAAGATGCGCTGAGCATATCGGGAAAAGCTGGAGCGAGGCCGAGCGAAGAGGGCATCGAAAGATCTGGAGACGGAATGCCACCAACACCGCCGAGGAAGCTGCTGATCGCACGGAAGATCAGCATCCGCACCGTCATTTGGATGATGTCACCAATGATCGAGCGCGAGATGCTGCTGAACGCCTGCCCGAGTGTCTGCGTTCCTGTGATCACGCCCGCGATCGAGCTTGCGATTTGGTCGAAGCCGTTCGTTGCGATGCCCTGCAACGCCTCCGTGACAGTCTGCGCGTCGTGCGGGACGGACTGGAGCCACGCTTCCAGCGGGTCCATCGTGCCGCGCAAGACCTCTTTGCGCGCAGCGTATTTTTCAGATGGCAGCTGGTCGATCTGCCCCTGAATGAGATTGGCCTGCGCGAGATTGTGGTTCCGTTCGGCCTGCAGCTTCAGATATTCGAGGTCGGCCAGCTTCTGCTGATAGACGACATCGAGAATGGCCAACTGCAGCTCGCGGTGCTGCGCCTGGCTCGTCGCTGCCTGGTCCTGTGCTTTGAGCGCGTCCTCGGCAAACTGATAGCTCTGATCCTCGATGTCGTGGGCGCGCTTGGCAATCTCGGCCTGGCGCTCTGTCTCCAGCGCTTTCAGCTTCTCGGAGGCCAGCGTCGCCGACGCGGCGACGAGCTGGTCCGCCTGAAGCTGCGTCAGCTTTCCGGTGGCCACCGCTGAACGATAGCCATCATCGCGCTTCTGCTGCTCGGCCCGCACTTGGTCTTCGGAGAGGTCGACGAGCTCGAGCTCGTCCTTCGTCTCGCTCTTGCGCGCATCGATCAGCTGCCCGTTGATACGGTCCATCTCGGCCGTGAAGGCGGCGAGCTGCTCGGCGGCCTGCTTTGCCGCCTGCTCCTCCAGCTGAGCAAGGGCTGCGGCGCCGGACGATACTGCGCCAGAGCTGCCGCCGATGCGCTTGGCGATCGCGGCGCGTGCGTCCGCCGCGGTGCCGGCAAGGAACGGATTGCCCCGCAGCACCGAGGCCGAAAGGAACGAGCTGGTCGGGGTGCCTGGTGCTGCGGCGAACAGCTTCTGAGCATCGCCGGCGCCGAGCAGATGGACCGTGTAGAGGCTAGCCATCGTGATCGATTGGCCGGCGCGCTTCAGGACCGCGACATAATCGTCCGTCGCCTTGTCGATGATCGCCGTCGCGATCTCGCGATTGTTGCGGAGCGCGTCGATCTGGCTGGTCGACATACCCGCCGCTTGCTGCGGATAGAGTTGGCGGAAATAGCTCTCCCACGTCGAGGGCATGAACTGGCCGAAGCCGGCCGCCGACGATCCCATGCGGTTCGCGCCGGTGCCTTCCGCACCGAACACGGCCGCCTTGAAGTCGGTGATAGCTTTCGGCGCGTTCTTCGCTTCTTCGGCGAGCTTGTGGAGCGACTGCGCCAGGGCGTTGATCTTCTGATCATATGTCTGGACGCTGATCGCACCCGTCAGGAGGTCGTTATTGAGCTTGTTCGTCGCCGCGACGGTGTCATTGAAGCCGAGATTCGCCGCCGCCGCCTCGTCGATCGAGACTTTGAGCTTCGAATAAGCGGCAAGCATCTCATCGGCGACGGTTTTCTCAGCCAGTTCCGGGTGCGCCGTCTGGATGACCTGAATGGCGTGAAGCTGCTGGTCGGCCCATACCTTGGCCGCCTCCGTGATGCTGGCGATCGCTTCGCCGGCGTCCTGGCCCGCCAGCACCTGCGCGTTGTGGAGCGCTATCGACGTGTCATGGATGGCTTTCTGAGCATCCTCGATCTGCTTTTTCGTCGCGTTCGGGTCATTTTCGATCTTGGCGGCAGCAGCCATCGCCGCGGCGAAATCCGTTTGTGCCTGCTGCAGCGTCTGCCGCTGTACGTCGGTCTGCGTCTGGAGGCGCTTTTCGAGCGTATCATTGAGCTTCTCGGAGCGCTCGATCAGGCCGTCGATCGAGTGCGCCCAAATATCTTCGGCGCGGGCATTGAGCTCCGTCTGCTCCTTATGCTTCAGGAGCTTCTCGTAGACGCTTTCGAGCGAATCCTTCTCTTCGAGGAAATGGCCGATGAGCTTCGCGCCGACGACGGTCGCGAGCGTGAGCGCGACACCCCAGGGCCCCATGAGGAACGCGCCGAAACGACCGAACGCGCCGCCTGACAGCGCCACTGCCTCGCCAAGCATGCCGAGATGCTGCGTCAGGATTTGGGTCGGTGGAGCGCCTGCGGCGATCTGATCGGAAACGCCGCGCGCGATATGCTGGAACTCCATCATGCCGATGCGCGATTGGTTCATCGCGAGCCGGTTTTCCTTGAGAGCGCTCGAAAACTGGCCGACGCCTCTTTCCGCCGCTGCGCCGGACGTCTGAATGTCCGCCATGCTCTTCGTGAAATTGCTGGCCGAAGCCTTCGCCGCCTGGTCAAACTGCTCGTTTTCGGCAAGCAGCGTGACGACGACTTTATCAGCTTCGTAGGCCATGAGGGCAGAGTGTATGGAGCGGGCCGGAGCGGCTGTAGGTTCGGAGCCTAGTTAACGCTCTCCGGCGCTGGAGTGGGGCCGGTCAGGCTTGGATCCGCATTGATCCGAGCAATAAGCGCCTCAGTTCGCTCAGGATCCGGATAGCCGCCATCATCGCTGCCCTGCGCGTCGTTCCAGTTCCACAGCATGCTCTCGTAGTCGTAGAGGGAGAGCTGTCGGGCCTCGCTCGGCGGGATGTTCATCATCGCGCAGTTGGCCAGCGCGCGGCCGTAATCTAGGCGGCCTTCTTCCTCTTGCGCTTGCTTGGCGCCCGCTCCGCGGCGGGCTCCGCTTTTTTTGGCGGTTCGAAGCCCATGATGCAGGCGTGAAGGACGGAAACCGCCGTGTTCCATGCCTCGATGAGCGGGCGGCCGAGGACATAGGCGTCGACGAGCTTGTTGGCGACCAGCGGCGTCACCTTGATCTCTTCGCCGTTGACGGTGCCCTTCTCGCCGCCCATGAGGCCGTGGCGGATCGTCTCGATGACGTCGAGCGCGTAGAATTCCGCAGTGCCGGGAACGAGCATCAGCTGATCGCCAACGCGCGTCACCCCTTTCAACGTCCTCGCATAGAGGCCGCCGATGCCGACGCCTGTCTTGCGCTGGAGCTCGTTGATCTGAACGAGCGGCAGGGCGAACGTGTATTGGCCGTCCCCGAATTCGAGATCGATGCTGTTGGACGTCATGGGGCTTAGGTGGTCGTCCAAGCCCACGCGCCGTCGGACTCGATGTTGAGCGACAGCTGAGCGTAATTGTTGTCGTCGCCCGTGATTTGCAGGCTCGTGATGATGCCTGGGCCTTCATAATGCCCTTGGAAGACGAGGTCGGTCGAGGGTTCCGTGAAATAGAAGCGGAAGTTGTGGGTCTGGCCGTCGTCGAGGCCCTGGATCGTGGAGAGGTTGGCGCGGTTGAGGACACCGTTGCCGCTGAGGCTCCAGCTCTCGCCGGTGACGATCAAGCGGCGGACGGGGACGTCTTCAGGAGCGGCGCAGTCGCGCGTATATTGGTCGGTCGTGCCATGCGCATGCGTGAAATTCCGCGTCGTGATGCCGCAGAGCGCGGTGAACGTCTCTGGAGAGCCGCCATCACCGGCGCCGAGCACGAAATATGTGCCGCGGATAATGTCAGGCTGCGCCATTCTCGGCCTCCATCTGAGCGCTTCGCCGCTTCAAGAGCGACATGATCATGGCTCTGGAATGTAGCGGCGGGCCAAGCGTCGCTGTAGGTTCGTCAGCCGATGGCCGCGTCGAACGAATTGATGCCGTGCCAGGCGTCGGCTTCCGCAGCGTCTGGAACGACTTGCGAGGAGAGCCACGCCAGCCGCGCTGTGACGGCGGGCGACAGCTCAAGAACCGCGTCCTCAAGCGCCGTCTGGATGCTTGCGTTCAGCGTCTCGCATTCGTCATCGAAGGTAGCATTCGAGAAGCTGTGGACGGTCAAACGGACGCTGGTCCCGAGCCTCAGCGGTCCTTCGAACGCAAGATTGACGCGCAGAAACGGCCAGATGAGCGTCGCGGGGCTACGGCGGCCATAGATGCGTACATTAGCGGGATCGCTGTTGAGTGGCGGGTCGCCGAGCGCGTTGAGGGCGGCGTCGGCCCTAAGAGACGTGACGATCGCCTGACGGAGACGCAGGCTCTGGAGCGGCCGCGGCATCGTTCTCGTTAGCCGGCGTCATTATCCACTGCCGCCCCGTCAGCGGGGCGATCAGCGTCAGCAGCGTCCGCGTTATCCACGACTTCTGCTGGTGAAGCGTCGGCGGTTTCTGCAGCCTTTGTCTCCTGCGCGGCTCGGGGGCTCGGCTTCGCGCTCCTGCCCTTCTTGGAGCGCGCCGAGCGATCGACCTTGCCTTCAGTGGCATAGCCGTTTTCGACGGCGAAGTCAGCGACTTCCGCCTTCACATGATGCTCGCCGAGATCGTTCTTCGAGAATGCCGTGATCGCCGCTCGGCCGGGCCAATGATAGTCGAACGGTTTTCGGACAGTGATCCAGCGCGGCTTGGCGTCTCCCGGCATTAGGCCGCGACCGTCCGCCCGATCACGACCACGTCGTAAGTGACGCTCGAGCCGGCCCCGCCGTTGGCGACATGCAGGAGATCGCCAGTCGCGGCCGTGACCGTGATGCCCTTCCTGTTCGTCAGGAGGAAGAAGTCGCCCGGCCCGACATTCACGCCGCCACTGGCCAGGAGGAAGATCGGAACGCCGTTCGTCGCGGCGCGGGTGACGACGACGTCGTTCGTGTTGGCTCCGTGAGCCTCGATATAGATGGCCGTGACTTCGGCAGCGGCAATGGTCGCTCCGAGCGCGTCAGCTAGGACGCCGGCGAGGTCGAGGTCTTCGCCGGTCGAAGCGGCGAGGGTCCGTGTCGCCTGATAGAGCACGTTTGTCTGATCGACGGTCGCCGTGCCTTCGTCGAAATTGCGCTGCGCTTCGACGTCGACAAGGATCTGCGGCGTGCCGAGGCCAGCCGTCCCTTCCTGCTTCGCGCGGATGTGGAGGTCGATCGTTGCTGATACGCCTGGCATTGGTTGTGTCCTTCATGCGGCGAAAGTGCGCTGGCGCGATGATATGGCGCACGGCCCCGCCGCTGTAGGTTCCTAACTTTTGACAACAGCTCTCACGGCTTGGCGGACCAGCTCGACGACTTCCTTGCGCTTATGCTCCGTCGCCGGCGCCATGTACGGCCGCGGCGCCATCTTCGACGTTCCGGCCTCGAGAGCGACGGCATAGGGCGCGTTGCTCGAGACTTCTACGCGAAGCGGCGCGACTTGCGTCGTCTCGATGTTCGTGCGCAGCACGCCGGTGTCCTCGTTCGGCGGCTCTCCGGGCAATGAGGGGACGTGATTCTTGCCGCTGACCGCGCCTTCGGTGATCAGGTGAGCAGCTTCCGCCCTGATAGCCTCCCCGCCAGCGAAAAGCGCTTGCCCGACGCGCGTGATCGCGCTGGCGTCCAGGCCCGCAGATAGCCGTGCCGAGACACGATCCGCGCCGGTGATCCTAGGCACCGCTCTTCTTCCGTCCTCTGAGATCATAATAGGCGCGCGCCGGATCCTGAGTGACGCTGGCGATCGACCAGCGCGTTCCGCCTACGGGCAGCTCGATTTCGCAATCCGTCGTGATCGGATCGACGCCGCTGGCAAGCACGAGGATGCGCTGGTCCGTTTCGGCATAGCCGTCGGCCGCCATCATGGCTTGGCTTGCCTCGTCGAGCTGCGCCCTGATGAGGGTTCCACTATCGAAGCCAGAGCCTGAACCTCCACCCATCCCGTCGTCGGTGAACGCATTCGGTCGATAGAGCTTCGCTGTGAGGAACATCGAGCCGAATGCCGATGCGAACGTGCTCGCGATGCCGCCGTCGAGCAGCGACGTCATTGCGGCCAGCCGTAAACGCCGGAATACGGCCAGAAGTCCTCAACCGGCCAAGCGCCTGTGTCAGTAACGCGAGCGCCACCGCGATTCCGGCTCAGGAGCTGCTGGTATTCCTGCCCGTAGCGGGTCGCCACCAAGCCGCCGTTGAGGCGCGCATTCGCGGCCTCATTCGTGAAGCTCAGGTCGAGCGAGCCGGAGCGCATGCGCGTGATGCCGCCTGGAACGCCGGTCAGCGATGCTCCGTCCGTGCCAAGGCCGGCAAGCGCCATGTTGTGCGCTGCGAGCGCCATCAGCCCGGCCGCATAATCACCTTCGCTCCAGCTCGTATCGATCGAGCGCTCGGCATCCGTCAGCCAGTATTGAATGGTCGAGATCGGAACGGCGCTGAAAGCGGGATAGCGCGCGATCAGATGCGCCGGAGCAGGCTTCACATAACCGGTGAGTGCGAGCGGCTCGGTGACGTCGCTCTCGATGACGTTGAGCGTGACGATGTCGTCGTTTGTCCGGCCGCCGGCCGTTGACCAGGCGACCCGGAACACGGCCGTCTCTCCGTTGGCGCCGCCGGAGAGCCAGACCGTGACGTCTTGGCCGTAGCCGTCAGCTGTCGTGTCCGGAGCGCTGGCGAGGCTCTGGCTGTCGATGTTCACCGTGCCGCCGATGCGCGTCACCCACGGCGTGGCGCTGGTTACGCTGTCGCCGGCGTCGAGCGGGATTCGATATTTGTAATCGAGAACGGCGTCCGGATCTTTGGCAGGCCAGTTCAGCATGCCGGAGAAATTAGCCCGCCGCTCTTCGTCGCTGTAGGTTCGGGACAGCGCAGCGATGGTCGCAAACGCCTGACTTCGAGCGCGAAAGCGCTGCACATGCGGCCACATTGCGGGACTGGAGAGGGGATTGTGGCTTTTACACACCCACCATTTAATCCAGGTGCTTGATTTCAAAAAATCGGCTGCGTAACGAATGTCGCGAAGGCGACTTAAACGTGGGCGTTGGGGTATGGGCGAGTATCGGCTCTATTGTCTCAGCGACGCGGGCACATTTACCAAGTCGCATGAGATCGAGGCGGCCTCCGATGAAGAGGCAATTCGGCAAGCCCGCGACCTGAAATTGCCCGTTCCTTGCGAACTATGGGATCATGGCCGCATGGTCGCCAAGCTGGAGCCGCACAAGGCGTAAGCTCAGGTTAGTCCGCCTTCGGGACCACGCGCTGCTTAGCGATCTTCTTTAGCCGCTCTTCCCAACGGCCTTCATCTTCGTCCGCATCATGCTCGCGGGCGGCCTGTTTGAACTTGTCGGATTGGGTTTCTTTCTGCGTCACGCGGCGATCTTATCATCGCTGCGATACGGTGTCGCCTCGCGCCACAGGCTCGCCAACGTTTCGGTGTCGCCCCGCTGCCATGCTTCGTCGAGCGACTCGAACAGCGTGGAATCGAAGTTGAAAACGCAGGCCTTCGGGAATCCGACCCCTCCGGATGTGCATCGTCCTGTGGAACTAACGGTGGATGGATTGGCGATGTAGAAGACGCGCGCATTCTCTCCCACAAGAATGCGATCAAGCGGCTGATCCTTGTAAGCCCTTGCAAGAACTCGCATTTTGTCTCCTCCGCGTCGAATTGCGGGTCAATGCTAGGCCCGGGGAGTCGTGTGCCGAGTGCCGCCACGCGGTTTGGCGACGCCCTCACGGCGGCCAAAAAACGTCTCGTCCACTTCGACAACGCCACCCTCACCGCCGAAGGGCGTGAGATCGCCGACGCGCATGGCCTCGCGGATACGATGCTCAAGGAACCACGCGGCCTTGTAGCTGATCTCTAGGACGCGATGCAGCTGATGGGCCGAAATGCCCTTCTTGCTGCAGGTCATGAGGTAGACGGCCTGGAGCATCTTGTTGAGCGGCATACGGCCATGTTCGAACACGGTGCCGACCTTGACCGTGAATTGCTTGCGGCACTCGCCGCACTTCTTCAGACCTTGGAGGCCGAGCCTCCGCGCTCATTACGTCGACGATACGACACAGCCTTTCATGGCTGTAGTGCCGACGGTCAGCCGAAAGTTGAACGGGGCGGCCACGAGCCATGCGAGAAGTTGTAGCGCTTCACGATCACGCTCTTCCCCAAAGGCCCGAACCAGATGTGTCCGACGCCCGCGGCGAACCCACTGCCCGACGCGGTTCCAATAGCAACGCAGCGCGCTTTCCCTACCCCGCTCGCAGCGGCGGCGCCTGCCGAGGATCCGGCGGCCTTGAGCATCGCCTTTCCGACTCCGGATGCGCTTCCAGCACCAGCTGCAGAGCCGATGGCCGAGTAGCGCGCCAAGGCGACGCCCGATACGCTGGCCACGCCGGCGGATGAACCGGCAGCGCTTGCCGTCGCCTTCCCGACGCCAGAGACCGCCGCCGCCCCCGCCGAGCTGCCTGCTCCGCTCGCCTTGGCCTTGCCGACACCGGAGACGGCCGCTGATCCGGCCGATGTGCCGACAGCCGGCCCGAGCCCGCTGACCCCGCACTTCGCGCCTAGCCAGCCCTCGAGGTTCGCGCGCTCCGAGACGGAAAGCGCCTTGGCGACATGAACGAGGCCATAGAAGTTGCCGGCAAAGAAGTTCGTGCTGGCGGCGGTGTTTGATCCCAACGCGCTGCCGACCGTGGCCGATGGGGTGAGGTTGGTCGTGCCGCTTTCATCGACCGCGTTCATCCGCAGCGTGACGGCAGGCGTTACCTTGTCGACGGTCGCCAGCAGCACCTGCGCGGTGTTGATGCCGGTGACGGATTTGCCGATCGCCGAAGTGCCATTGTGCCAGGCGATTAGCGAACTGTTGGCCGTGGTGGAGCAGCGCAAGGCTGATCTGTCGCTGCTACTGACCGAGACGGCCCACACCTGATTCCCGCCATTGGTAGGCAGACAGGCGCAGCCTATGCTCTGCGTGTTTCCAGAGATCGCCGTAGAACTGGTCAGCCGGTCATTGACGCCGTCGAAGCTGAGATAGGGATTTCCGCTGCCGTCGACCTGATAGGTCGGCTGGTTGGCCGCAGTCGCCTGCGTGAGATTGAGCCCGTTGCCGCTCTTGTCGTTGATCCGCGCGACCGACTGGCCAGCGGTCGTGACGGGGACCGTGCCCGCGGTGTCCTGAAACAGCGTCGAAAGGTCGGAAGGATCGTACCAGGCGCCGGCAATTCCGCCCGTGAACAGGCTCGACGGGCTGAACGCCATCGCGCCTTGCCCCTAGTCTTCGGTGATCGCGGTCGCGGCGCCGACGATCGGCGTGATGCCGGTGTTGGCGATCGATATCGTCGGGTTGAGCGCACCCGAATAGAGGATCTTGCCAGCGCCCGAACTCGCCGTCCCGATCGCGAAATAGGTCGCCGTCTGCGGCAGGTTCGTGGCGTTCGTCGGATTCGGGAAGACGACGTCGGCTGCCGGCGAAACGCTGTTGCTGCTGACCGTGAAGCCGCCGCTGGTGCGCGCGACGGCCTGGCGGGCGTAGCCGGTGTAATTGCACTCGCTCGTAGTCTGGCTGCCCGCTTCGCCTGGATCGGCCGTGTGCAGCGAGAGATAGAGGTTGGTGAGCGGCGAGGTAGCGGCGTTGTCGGCGAGGTTGGCGATCGCGGTCGCGTTGAAGACCAGCTTCAGCCAGTCATTCTCGAATGTGTCGCCCTTTGACATCCGCAGTCCTCCGTCACGCCGCCGAGGATACGGCCCACCCGGTTATGGCTGTAGGTTCAACGCAAACGGGCCGCCCTGTTACAGACGGCCCGTCGGCACTCCCACGGCAGGAAATTGGCTAGACGGTCGCTGCGCGGCTCGCTTCGATGGCATCGACCAACTGCGCCTTCGTCGCGTCGGCAACGGCAATGGCGGCGTCGCCTTCTCCGATCGTCGCAATCCCGGCATCGCCCGCGATCTTGAGCAGCTCGTCCTTGTTCAGGCTCTTCAGCGCCTTGTCGTCGCTCGATGCTTCGACGAGGCCGTCATAAAGCTGATGGCCCTTCGCGACGTCGACGTCGACAGTCTGGCCGGGATCGACAAAGACCGTGCCGCTGTCCGTCTCGACGCCGCGCGGGCCTGCCGCAGTGTTCGTGATCTTCGTCATTGCCTTCGCTCTCCTAGACGCCCCACGCGCTCTTAGATGTTGTCGCGGTAAGCGACGGTCTTCGGGCGGTAGATTTCAAGCTGGCCGACGTTCATGATGCCATCGACGCGCCACGACATCGACGAGATCGCGAACGGCGGCAGGAATTCGTACATGCCGGGCAAGAAGAATTCCATGTTGTCCGGCGACTTCTCGTAGGCGACCATGCGGCGCGTGCTGGACGCTCCCGCCGTCTCGAGCTCGCGGCTTGCGCGGATGTCGAGCCGCTGGCCGGTCATCGCCGTATAGCTGTTGTTGTTCTGAACGAACGTCAGGATGCTGTCGCTCGAATTCGTCAGCTGGACGTTGTTGATCGCCAGGAACGCGGTCGTCGGAAGCAGCAGGGCGTTCGGCATCGCCGTTTCCTTGCTGTTCGTGATTACGTCGTTCAGCACCTGGTTAACGTCCGCGAGAATATTCGCGACAGTGGCGCTGCCCCATGTGCCGTTCGTGGCATTGGCCGCCGGAACGGATGCGTTGTTGACGAGGCCGGTGACGTTCTTCTCGGTCGAGCCACGGATCACGGCGTCGTAGATGAACTTCTCGGCCACCATTCTTGCGGCGGATGCCTTGCGATCGCCGAGCGTGACGCCCATGCGAGCCGCGCGATTGACCTCCTGCAGGCTCAGCTCATAGCCGGCGCCCGCCAGGTAGAAATTGCTCTGGCCCTGCGAGAAGTTGACGCTCGCGTTCGGGATGTCGAAGCCCTTGCCAGCGATGTACGCGGCGGCGCCGGCGATGTCGCCCGAATAGACGAGCGTTCCGATGTCCCACATGTCGCCATCGGTATTGACGGGCACGAGCCCGGCATAATCGAACGACGGATATTTCGTCTGTAGGACGGCGGCGTGCGTCCGATACAGCTGCGGAACGACGAAGCCGGCCGCTTGCTGCGCGTCACGGAAGATCTGACCATCGAACGGCATCTGTTGCCCTCCTTACGAGCGAGTGACGCGGAGCGGGACAAGACCCGCAGCCGTGGTTGTGAGGTCGAACTTAGCCGGAATTGCCGTGTTCGACGTCGAGACGTTCGTGATCGCGCCAGCACTTGTGACATAGGCCGCGTCGCCGTCGGCAACGGCGACTGCCGCGCTCACCCAAATGACGCCTTCGTTGAGCAGCGCGACGGTGCGGTACTGCGCGATCGTGTCGGCCGTCTCGCCAGCGCCTGGCACCTGGCCAGCGTCGGCAATGACGATGCCCATGAACGTGCCCGCCGCCGGAGTCCCCGTGACGCCATGATCGCCGGAGCCGCGGAAAGCGGCCTTGCCGAACGCGATGCCGGCGGCATCCTCGATCGTACGGCTGATCCGGTTGGACTCCTCGCCGTTGTAGACCATGCCGGCATAACCGCCGGGGATGCTCGTGGAGTAGCTGCTCTGAACGGTGATCGCCATGTCGTCTCTACTCCTTTAGGCGGCGTTCGCGGCGGGCTTCTGCCAGCCGGTGGAAAGGTTCTTGCGGCTCTCGGCGACGGCCTTGTCGTACTCGGCGCGCGCGTCGTCGACGCTGACCGGCTGCGAGCCGATGGCTTCGCGAAGGCCGTCCTTCGTCTCGGCCGGCTTCACGTCCTTCGTCAGCACCTTGAAGGCACCACCGATGCCGGCTTCATCCATGCCGTTCGCGGCATCGCCGAGCTTGGCGCGGACGACGGCTTCGCGGATCTCGGCATCGCTCTTGCCATCGGTCACGACCGACGGATCGACGGCTTTCGCGGTCGCGATCAGGAGCGCGCGGTCGCGAGCCATCTGCTCGAGCTGCTGCGGCGACACCTTGGCGTCCTCCAGCTTCTGCTCGAGCGCCTTGATCTCGCCGTCCTTCGTGGAAACCGTCGCAGTGAGCTCGCCGACCTTCGTCTCGGAAGCGGTGAGCTTGTCCTGAAGCGAGCTGGCCTGAGCCTGCAGCTTTTCGATCGCGGCCTTGGCCGGATCGGAGACTTCCGTCACCTGAAGGCCGTCGATGATCAGCGTGTGCGGCATTTTTGCGTCTCCGTCTTTGGTCGGCCTTGGCCGTCCGTCGATTGTGCCTGTTTTATCGTCGCGGAAATCGTCGCTGTAGGTTCGTTCGTCGGTCAGCAGCGCGATGAGGTCAGCGCCCGGCAATTTGTCGCACGCGGCGGCATCGCTGATGCGGCACATCGGCCCCGCGCGGCCCCTGTCGACGACGGCGACGTGGTTGCCGCGAATTTGGCGCTGGACGGCGTCGTAGGCATCGCCGGTTTCCGTCTCGCCAGGCGTGAAATCGACGATCGAGGCATAGCCGTTCGACAGTTCGCGCTTGCCGGACTCGACGCTGTCGATGATGCCCTTGTCCATGAGGACGATGTCGAAGGCGAGATATTCGCCGTCGCGAAGTGCCCTGCCGACGACGCCCTTGGCATTGTCGCGCCAGTTGGCCGCCGTGACCGGCTCGGCCGGATGATCGTTCGTGACCGGCTTCATCAGGAAGCTGGCGACGCTGTCGGCGGCGAAGACTTCGCTCTCCGGCCGATAGACCTTCACCGTCTGGTCGGCGGCAAAACCGTGCTCGCCTTTCGGATCGACCTCGGCCCCGAGATAATCGTAAATTCCCGCCCTCGCCGCCCTTGCGCGGACGACCATGTAGCCGTCCTGCGTCTTGCGCGGATGATCGAAGCTGAGCGCGTCAGTGAAGAGCATGCGCCCGAAATTACGAGCGGGGGCGCGGCGGCTGTAGGTTCGTCAGGCTTCTGCGTCAGCGTCGAAGGTGATCACACCCTGCGCCGTGCATCCACACATCGGGGGAACGCCCGGCATGTCGTCGGCTGGAATGCCCGAGCCCTCCCACGGATAGACCTTGCCGTCGCGCGCTTCATGCCAGAGCCGCGGATGGCGCTTGGCCGAATGCCGCCACTTGAAATGCGTCAGCCCTGTCTGCTCCTGCCGAGCGCGGTTCAGCCGCTCGCCGAGCTTCACTGTCTGATCGCCAGCGATGCGAAGCGCCCGAGTCCGGCTCATGGCGACGATGTCACGCAATTCCGTGGCGATGTCGGCGGCAGACTTTCGCGCGGTCAGCCCGGCGAAGATCGCATTCGCTATGCGCCGGCGCGTCTCGTCGCTCACGTCCTTGATCAGCGATACGTTCCAATCGATCGCCGCCTGGAGCGTGTCATTCACGTCGCCGGCCGTCAGAATCGTGTTCAGGTCGACATCGGATGCCGAGAGCACGCTCGAAACGAACTTGTCGCGCTGGACACGCTCGACGCCAAACGCCCATTGCCGCAGGTCCGGCGTCAGCAGCAGGACGAGCCGCTGGATCTCGGCCTGAACGGCGTCCATCGCCGAGCGAATGTCGTCGCTACTGTCGGTCGTGATCTCGGAAAGCGTCTTCGCGTAGGCGGCGTTGATCCGCTCGAGCGCGGCGTTCCACGTGGAAACGACCCGCACATAGATGGCGAAGAGGTTTTGCGCCTGCGCCTGCGTCGTCACGATCTTCGCCAGCACGATTGGCTTTCGCGAGCGGCGCTGCTTCGCGACCCGAGATGCCAGGCTGAACTTGAGCATCAGCCGATGCTCTCGCAGCGGATCGTCCCGCCAGTCTCGATGTTGCGCTGAGCCGCGATCTCGACAGCCTGCTCCGGCGTTGCTCCGGCCAGCATGGCGCCGAGCGCAAGATCGCCGCCGCTCCCGATCACCGCCGGCCAGGATGACGCCACGCCGAACGTCGGGTGCTTGTCGCAATAGTAGAGGCCCGAACCGTCGGGCATGAGCCGCAGCACTTCCCAATTATCGCCGCAGGCTTCGACCTCTTCCTTCTCGCCGTTGAGAAAGGCGGCCAGAGCATGGAGCGCCGGATAATCGCCGGAAACGCCGAGCAACGAGCCATCCTTCAGCCGGACGATCTTCTCGGCATCGAACTCGGCGATCGTCCCGGCTTCCGTTGCGAGCAGCCCGTCGGCCGCCATCCAATGGCCATCGCAAGCGATTGTCGTCATGCCGAATAGCCGAGCTCGCGCGCCGCTGTCCTCATGGCGGTGAAGCGCTCAGCCATCGTCATGTCGTTCCATGTGACGCGGGCGCAGGGTGGCTGGCCGAACTGGTCGACAACGCGATTGAGGAAGGCGCGGCAGACGACTTCGGCGATCTCTTCCGGCGTGTCGACTTCACGATGCTCGGCCATCACTCTTCCTCGATCGACTGGCTCCAGTCCTCGTTCACTTCCTCAAAGATTTCAGGGCCGAAGATCAGCTCGCCGCGGTAGGGCTCGACGGCCGCCATGTCGAAGCCGGCCGGAGCCTCGTAGGTGATCGTGACGTGCGGCTGATATTCGTCGTAATCGTGGGTCGCGCCGGCCTGCTCCAGCTGCTCATGGCGCCAGCAGAGATCGGACGAGTTGAACAGCAAGACGATGGCCTGCTTGAGATTGCCATAGACGTCGAGCATCCGGGCGCCGCCGGGCGCAACGCGGAGCCTGCCTTCGCTGTCTTCGCCCCACGCCTGGCCCATCGCCATCCAGTCGACGGGAGCGCGACTGTAGCAGATCGCCACATGCATCTGGTCGGCCGGAACTGTCGTTTCGAAGCCTTGGCCTTTGGCCCATGCGACCAGCGCGTCGGCATTCAGCAGCTTGCGGCTGACGTAGAGCGTCCTCGGCGCCGCGTCCTTCAGGATCGCGTCGGCCTGCGGCTTCGTGATTGTCCCGCTTTGCTCCATCGCTGCGACGCGCTGCTCAAGCGTCAGCAGATCGCTTTCGTTCGGAGCGGGCTCGGGATTGGCTGCCGCTTCCTCGAAGGCGGCCTCGGAGCCTGGCCAGCGCCCGCTTTCGATCATCCTGTTCTTCGCGATCGCCGACAGAGCGGCTTCGGGAAAGACCGCCATGTCGGAATAATTCTTGAGCGACTGCGAGAGCTTGAACTCGATGTCGGCCGCGTCCGTCTCCGAGACGTTATCGAGCGGCGCGAATTCGTAATAGATGTCCGACGGCACCGCGCCGAGCGCGGATGGCAGCAGGAGCGCGTCGATCTGATCAAGAGCGGGGCTAAGCAGCTCCGACTGGCGGGCCTTCACCATCGAGTGATAATCGCGCTCTTCGCCGTCGCCGGTGGATTGCAGCCCGCGTGGTGATTGGCCGAGCAGCCGCGTCAGCGGAATGTCGGCCGCGCCGGCGACAACGTCCATAAACGCCAGCATGATCTCGGGCATGCCGGCCCATGTGATCTGTTTCTGCTCCCACTCTTCGGCCCCATCGAGGATGAGCGCCCGCCAGTTGGATTTGCCGAGATTGGCAAGGCCGAGCCGATCGAGCAGTCGCTTCTCGTATTCCGACGAGCCGACGTTGTTCATCATGTCGGGAATCTTGATGACGTCGATCTTTGCTTCGTCGATCAGCGATGCGAAGCCGGACTGCGAGAGGTCCGCGTTCTTCACGGCCTCGCCGATCGATTGCATCAGTGGATCGCCCCAAAACCACGAGGTTGACGGCCACATGCTGCCTTCCGGCGCTTTTTGGCCGACGAACGCGACCACGCGCGACGGATGGAGCTTGATCTGCCGCCCGTTGGCACCGGTCATCGAGAAGAAGTCCGGCTGCATGAACCAGGCGTCTTCTGGATCCAGCCGCGCTTGGCCCTCGCTCAGCTGATGGCGCGAGACGACGTGAACGTAGCGCAGGCCATTGGCCTTGATGACCTCCGGCCGGATCGGCTCTTCCGTGTTCGCATCGCCAGTGCCGAGCAGCAATGCGCCGCCGCCGAACAGCCTGGCGAGCACGAGCGCCCGCTGGCACTTGGCCTTGATCTGCAGCCGCTTTTCCTCGGCCTCGATCTTCTGGATGGCATCGCTGTCTGTCTGCCAATCGCGCCATTCGCGCGTCATGTCGAACGGCGGGATGTCGATGATCTTGCGGACCAGCCAGCTCGAGCGATAGGCGGCTTCCGCTTCCTGCGGCGTCAACGGCTGCAGGGCGTAGAAAGCGGCCGCGCGCTTGTCGGCCGTCGTTCCCATGCCCGACATCACGTTCACGAGCCGGTCGAAGAAGTTGAGAACGGCGCCCATTGCAGCGCGAAGGATATTTGCCGACGCTCTGGCGCTGTAGGTTCGTTCAGTGCTTCGTGACCGCTTCCATCTGGCCGGCACGCTCTCTCAGGCGGTACGCGCGTTCTGCCCATGCCTGCGCCAGCCCTTGATTGCCGTGCGCCGCCGACATCGCCGCAAGCGCATCGTACTGCGCCGCCTGAGCGCGAAGCCCGTCAGCGGTCAGCATCCAACCGTCGGCGCGGGCGGCGATCACAGATTCTCCAAGCTGTAGCGCGAACGCCGATCGACGAACGTGAGCATGAACGCCTCGGCATGGTCCGGCGATGCGATGCCGCGGCGCTTGAGCTCGTCCTTCTTCTCGATGACGATCTTGCCCTTCTCGTTCTTGAACCACCTGACGAGTGAGAGCTGCGAACAAAGCGTGTCGCTCTCCGGATCGCCGGACGGCAGCGAGATCACTTCGGTCGGCGAATGCTGCTTGCCGCCTTCCTGGCCCTCAAGGAACAGGACGTGCTGGTAAGTGCGCTGGAAGGCCATGCGAGCAAGCCACCAGAGCTCGGCCTTCAGATTGCCGAACATCTCCTCGGACGTGCGGCCGTCATCCCAACGCCTGTCCGTTGGTGTGTCGCCGACGTTCACCGGCTCAGCCTTCACCGTGCGGCGCGGATCCGCCTTGCGCAGCGTCGATGCCACGCCGGCACCGATGCCAACGCTGTCGAAGTTGAGCAGCGACGCGCCATGTGCCTCCGAAAGCTCGATGCCCCAATAGGCCGTCTCCGTCGTGTCCGGATCGCCGCGCGACGCTGGCGGCATGACCACAGCCCCGCGGCGCGTGACATGAACGCTCTTCGCCTTGCCCCCGCCGACGTCCAGGCCCGAGATGCCGGCATTCGACGGCATGACCGTCGGATCGAGTCTGGCCACGCGCTTCGCCGCATCGACCCATTTCGCCGGAATGCAGACACCCTCCAGCGACGCCGAATAGTCGATGTCGTACTCGCTCGCCCATGCGGTCGGATCGGAGAAGCCAGCCTTCTTCATGGCCGCCCATTCTTCGTCCTTCCGCGGGTCGTCGCGCCAATGGAGCGTGAAAATCTGATGCTGCTTCAGGACCGAATGTCGCTTGCGAGCGAACAGGTTTCCCATGCCGTTGACGCTGCTGACCCATCCAACGCAGTCCGTGTTGCCGGAAAGCGCCTTCTCGATGCTCTCGGCGTTCGGCACGAAAGCGGCCTCGTCGACGATGTAGAGGCTTGAGCGGCCACCGCGGCCCATGTCCTCGCCGCCTTCGCCGGAGATGATCGCGCCGGTGGCCGGGTTCATCAGCCGCATGAACAGGCTGTGGTTGGCCCACTGGAAGCCTGAAGGCAGCATCCATTCCGGCAGTCTCCGCGCCATGATGCGCAGCTTCTCGAAGATGCTGTCCGGCTGTCCGGACTTGTCGACATATTCGGCCTTGCGCGATCCGAACGTCGTCTTGAAGCCAGGCGCGAACAGCCAGCGATTGAGCGCGTAGCCGGCGCAGAGGTACGTCACGCCGACGTCGCGGCTCTTGTCCGTCAGCCATTCCTCGCCAGCCTCGACGCGCTCGTGCAGCCAGCGGATGAAGTCGCGCTGACGCGGCCAAAGCTCGAAGCGAAGATAGGGGCTCGCCAGCGACCCGTCGGCGTTCCTCGTTCCCGATAGCCGCGGGTCGAACGTCCAGACGTAATTATCGAACCAGTAGATGATCCCGTCGGCATCGGCGCCACAACGGGCGCATTCGGCGGCGCGATCAAGCTGCTCCTTGCGTTCCAGCTCTAGCCGGTGTTCGCTTTCGATCGCTGCGGCATGCTCGGCCCTGCGAGCCCGTTCCGCGCGAACAAGCTCAAGCGCCTGGCGCGGATCGATTGAATAGGCGTTCAAGGACTTCGAGCTCTTCGTCCGTGGCGTTGCTGAGATCCAGCCCGTGCCTGATCTTGTCGACGATCAGGCCGTTGAGCTTCGCCGCATCCATCAGCGATGCGCGCGCCACCGACAGCAGCGGCGCGTCTTTCGCGTCCTCGCCTTTTTTCGCAATGTTTAGAAGGCGTTGCGTGATGCTTTCGACCGTGACGACAGTCCGTTCTGCTGCTTCCGCCTTCAATTCGGCGAGGCGAGCCTGAACGTTGACATTTGTTGCCAGGCGGGAAGCAGCGGTTCGATCACCTTTGTAGCCGGCTGAGCGATAGGCGTCTTCCTGCGACTTCCCCTTCGCCAATTCCTGGGCGAATCGCTCGTGGCGGGCGTTCTTCAGTGGGCCGGGCATTGCCGAATTCCGAGCCGTTCGTTGACCGCAAGCAGGAAGATCAGCTCGCACGGTCGCGCTCGCCGGCTACCCTTTTTCGAGTTGCAGCAGCGGTGCGCAAGCAGAACATTGGCAGAGCGAGTGAAGCCAGCAGTGCGCGGGTTCACATGATCGGCTGACCATCCGAGCCGGCGAGTGTAGCGGTACTCGGCCACCATCGGCCGGTCGCACAAATAGCAGCGGCCGTCCTGCACTGCGAAAAGACGGTCCAGATGGCTTTGTCGGCGGATGGCGCGCGGCCTGCTCATGGCTCAGCCTTCTACCCCCGCGGCGCTGTCGCCCTGTAGTGCCGCCGAGCGATCGAAGCCCTTGCTCTCGGCCAGATCCACGAGCTGCGCGCCGGACATGCGCCGTGAGCCGACCCACCAATCGCCGTCGCCTGTCGGGCTGACAATGAAGCCGCCGCTCCTGACGATGCGCAGATGCTGTGCCGCATGCCGAGCGAGCGTGAAGCTGACGCGGCGCCGGTCATGCACCGGAGACGACTTCGGCTTGGCGCGGACGTCCTTGTGCTCGACCATCCGCGTCTGGCGGGTGATCCACTCGCCGGCGCGGCGCTGGTGCGTCACATAATCGCGCCTTGCCGCGATGAGCCGTTCCTTGCCACGCTCCTCGAGCCAGCGCGTGATCGTCGTCTTCCTCGCCCTATACCAGCTCTCGCAGCCATCACGGCCCTGCTCGACGAAAATGACGTCGAAGTCGTCAGGGCAAGCACGCGGCGGCGGCCTCCCTTTCGGCCCGAACAGCGATGACGAAGACGCGGCCATCAGCATGAATCCTCCCCTACTTCCGCCTCGCCTTCGGCGTGAACGGCGCGATCCTCTTGAGGTTGGCCTCATGCGCGGCGAGGTAGTCCTCGTTGAGCTCAGGCGTGAACCACCGCATCGACTGCATCGTCGGATCGGGCGGCGTGTGCACTTCCTCGATCGGCTCCGGTGGAACGTCGAGATGCACGTCGCTCGCCAGTGCATCCAGATGGACCTGGGCGTCAGCCACATGCGCCCTGAGCATCCGGTCGACCGCATGGCCGCGCATGACACGGCCTTCCATCCATAGGGTGCGATCATCCGATGCGACGTGCGCCCTGCCTGAGCGCAGGTGTTCCAGGTCGCGCTGGTAATCGCGGTAAATCTTCCCGAGCTTCGTTCTGTGCTGCGTCATCTCAAGTCCTTTCGTTTGAGTAGCGGCCAAGCGTCATGTCGGGTGCGTAGCCCAAGCGAAGCAGCCCGACTGATGCGGCCGCGACAGCCTCGCGCGCTCTCACGCACTGCAAGCCCCGTAGCCCCTGAAAGGGGCGTAGGGGCGCAGCACATGCGCGCGTTTGCAAAATCCGAGCCAATGGCAGTTTTCCGCCGTTTTGCTCCAGTTGCTCCAATCGGCGCTCCAGTCGCGAATTGCTCCAGTCAGAGTGGCCCGAAACTGGCGAATTTCTGCCCTTTTGCTCCAGTGGCGCTCCAGTGGCGCTCCAGTTGGTGAAAATCATGGCTGAGCCCACTTTCCGACCACCACGAAGCGCCGCGGCCGCCGCTGATCGTCGAGCTTTTCGATGACTTCCAAGGCACCGTTGGAGACCCATTCGGCGAGCATCTTGGCGATGCGCTTGCGGCTGTCCTCGAGCTTGACGTCGAGCACTTGCGCGACGGCAACGCCAGCCCATTGATCGGACCTCGGATCGGCCCGCCAATCGCCCCTTTCCACTGCCTTCTGGACTGCGATCAGATGTGCGGTCGTGATACCTTCGAACAGCTCCGGCCACTCCCACGGACACGCCACCCCGACCTGATCGCCGTTATCGAGGCTGACGTTATTCATTCGATACCACGCCGCCTTGTCGGGCGGTGCGAGGTTCGCCTTGTCGTTCTGGACCCTGAAGTAGAAGCCGCGCTGGTCTTCCGCGATGCCGGCCATTGCCGCCTCGTCCGGGCTCATCCGGTTGAAGACCTGGACGCTGCGGGCTGCATCGACCAAAGCCTTCGCACCGCGGGCCGAGTCGGCGTTGCTCTCCTGGCCGTTGCCCTTGCGGACGTGGTGGACGAGGTTGATCGAGCAATTGCATTCGTCGGCGAGGCGGCCCCAGGCCTTGGCTACGGCGTCGATCGCGCGATTGTCGTTTTCGCTGACCTCGTGGCTGCTGACGAACGGGTCGATGGTGAGAACGTCGATCTTCCGCTCGAGCAGCTGGCCCTTGAGCATATCGTAGACGGGCTGGGCGATGCGGGCGCCGTATTCGGTTTCCGAGGCAATGACGCAGCGCTGGTCGCGTCCACTGTCGACGAACAGCCGCCCTTCGACATCGGCGGGCGCGATCTTGAACCATTTGGCGGTCGCGTGGATGCGCCGCTCCGATTCCTCGGCCGGATCCTCGAGGTTGTAGAGCCAGACGGTCAGCGGCCCGTCGTGGACCTCGACGTGGTAGAGATTGCGACCGGACGCCATTGCCAAGGCTTCGCCGATCTTGACGCTGGACTTGCCGGTCCCACCTGCGGCGACGTCGACGCTGACGAAGCGCCTGAGCAGGTGCTTGCCATAGAGCCACAGCCGCGGCGGGATTTCCGCCTCCGCGCGCCATTCGAACGGGGTCGCGACGATTGGAGCTGGCGACTGCGCGGGTTCGCCGACGGGCGGAATCTCGTCCATCCACGCCGGCGGCTGCAGCGGCACCACGTTCGTCTGCGGCGGAACGAACGTCGCCCCATAGCCCTCCGGCCAATCTCCATCGTCTGTGAAGTCAGCCATGCCGGGCATCCGCCTCCCCTGTCGCTGGAGGCTTCATGAAGACGACCCAATGCGTGGTTTTGCTGGTCTTGTGGCCGAACAGCGGCTTCTCAGGGGTTAAGGTGAGAATGTCGTTCACCCGAAATTGCGACTCGCCCCACTTGAAGATCAGCGTTCCGTTTGCCTTCAGCACCCGGAAGCATTCAGCGAAGCCTCGGCTGAGCATGTCCCGCCACTCACCGGTGAGGATGCCATATCGCTTCGTAATCGCGCCCGAGGCGACGTTCCTCTGGATGTGCGGCGGGTCGAACACCACCAAATGGAACGATGCGTCATCAAACGGGAGGGCAGTGAAGTCGGCCAAGATGTCTGGATCAACGACGACGGCGGATCGGCCTTTGGTTCCAGGCGTGCCTTTATCGATCTCGTAGATGCCGCGCCGCTTGTCGATAAATAGAGCTCGCGCGTCCTCACGGTCGAACCAGAACATGCGTGAGCCGCAGCAAGCGTCGAGGATAGGCGGAGGAGCGTTCACGCCGCCTCCCCTTCGAAGCCGGGGAACAGCGGAACGTAGAGCTTGTCGAAGCCTTGGGCAGCGATCGCGCAATGGACGCACGAATCGCGGATGACCTGCAGCTCTTCGACTTTCAGCTTGTGGTTCAGCGCCGAGTGATTGGCTTCGCGTTCGATCACGTCGAGCAGCATCCACGCGGGCTCGCACGCCGCCGCTTTCGTCGCCATTGCGGTGTCGCGCATCAGGAGCAAGCTCGTTCTCAGCTTGAGCTCCTCGCCTTCGCACATTGGTCGAAGGCCTTTAACAATCGGCTCATAATCGGAGCGTTGGGGTGGCCGCGATACGCCGGCGGGTGGAGGCGCGTTCATGCGGCGAGACTTTCGGCTGCAAGTGCTTCGACAGCAGCAATCCGCTCACCGATCCATCGCATCACCGGAACTGCCATCGAGTTGCCGAGCGCCTTGTATCGGGGCCCATCGGCTGCGGTCTTCCCGCGATAGGAGATGAGCGTGTAATCGTCGGGGAAGCCCTGGAGGCGTTCGCATTCGCGCGGAGTGAGGCGGCGGACTGCGGAGCCTTGGCGGATGCCTTGCTGGATATTGCTGCTGTCGTTCGGGACTTGCGCGTTGAGCGTCGGGTAAACGTCGCGCTCCCATGCGTAGCTGTTCGCTTGTTCTGAGGCCGTGAACGCCACCGCAGGCATCACCCCGCCGTTGGCATGGCTCCCGCTATGCGATCCGGAACGAAGCGTCGGGGATATGTCGGAAGCGTCGGCCCCGTGATCCTTGGCGGTGAAGGCGATGAACTCTTGCTCGTTCGGATCAAGCCGCCCCGTGGCCGTTTTGCACGCGGTCAGGCTTCGGCTGACATTCTCGCAATGGGCGACAATCGCCGCGCCGTTCGCGCACTCATCGGTTGTTAGGCGGCTGACCCGAGGGCCGAGTGTGCCACCGACTTCAAAGCCGCATGAAGCGCGAGAGGCAGTTCCCTCCCGCGCTTCTCTGCGCGGCGCAGGATGCCCCGACAGGCTGTGGCGCTCAAATAGAACCGCTGCGGCACATCGCCAGTCTCCAAGATGTCCGACAACGAACACGCGGCGGCGCCGCTGTGGAACTCCGAAGAACTGAGCGTCCAGGATTCGGTAGGCGAACCCATACCCGAGTTCGACCAGCCCTCCGAGGAGGGAGCCAAAGTCCCGTCCTCCGTTCGATGACAGGACGCCGGGGACGTTCTCCCACACCACCCATCGGGCGCGTGTGCGATCAAGAAGCTTGAGAAACTGGAGGGCCAGCTGACCGCGCTCGTCATCCATTCCGCCTCTAAGGCCGGCGACTGAGAACGACTGGCAGGGCGTTCCTCCGACAAGAAGGTCAATTGCGCCATACTGATCGGCTCCGATCATTGTGAAGTCGCCATGCAGCGGGACATCGGGGTAATGGTGCGACAGGACGGCTCGTGGGAACGCCTCGATCTCGCTGAACGCGGCCGCTTCCCAACCGAGCGGGTGCCAGGCGACGGTGGCGGCTTCGATGCCGGAGCAGACGCTGAGGTATCTCACGCCGCGATCCGCCCGATGAAAGGCGCTCCACATTCGCGAAGGAACTCCAGCGCATGATCGGGATCGCGGCTGACGATGCAGGTCATGTTGCAGCGCTCCATGACGAGATCGGCCGCCCGGTGTAGTTCGCCTTCTGCCAAGCGACGCAACACTGCTGGGAGCAGAACGGATTTTTGGGGTTTTGCCCGCCTCTCCTTCGGTAGAACTCAGAGCCGCAGTGGGTGCAGGTGCGCGGAGGTTGGCGACGCGCCCGCCAATGGTCTCGACCAGCTTCCAGACCGGACCAATCGTTGCGCCCTCGCTCCACCATTTGGCGCGTGTTCTGCTTCATCGTTCCCCATTCGAGATGATCGGGGTTCACGCAGGCGGGGTTGTCGCACTTATGGAGAGCGCACGGCGCGTCGAGCCGTCGGGGCTGGCCGTGCAGTTCGAGCGCGGCGTGCGTCGCCAGCATTTTCTTGCCGCCGGGCATCGCGAGCTGACCGTAGCCGTGTCCGTCTAGCGCTCCGGTCCAGAGCCAGCATCCGCTGTTGGGCTCCGGCGAAACCTTCGCTTCCCATCTCTGTCGGAGGCTCATGCGCTGACCTTTCCGATGAAGGGAGCGCCAGCAGCGCGAAGATGCTCGAGCAGCGTGTCCGGCTTGCGATAGACGCCGCACTTATGGCCCATGCGATAGTAGCGGTTCAGCCGCTCGCGCTGGTCCTTATCCGGCATCGTGCGGCCCGCCTTCATCTCGGCGAAGAAGACGCCGCGATCATCGGGCCGCGTCGGCGCCCAGGTCAGCTTGAGGTCGAGCGCTCCACGCCGGGCCCCTTCCCGGTAGCGCCTGATGCGCTCCCAATCGGAGCTCCGCCCGGCATTTGGAATAGCCAGGGCATCGACAGCCGGCGCGAGGATCTTGAGGCGCGAAAGGAAAAGCGTCTGCCGATCGAACTCCGGCGTTGGATCGTCGTCCTTTTCTTCGATGAACCAAGGCTCATCCGCTGTGTCTTCCAGCTCGGCGAAGGAGGCAGCGTCAGCCACGGCGCGCCCTCTCTTCCTCGATCAGCTTCGCCGCGGTCGCCTCGTGCAGGCCGCAGCCGCGCGCCAGGCTTTCGGCGGTGAGATTGTTCAGATGCCGCGCCTCCAGCAGCAGCTTGCGTGCGCGGCGCACCGCCTTGGGTCCGTCGGTGCGGCCGGGGCGCGGGCGGTTGAAGAAGCGGCGCATCAGTGTTTGAGGAACGCGATCGTGCGGTCGCTATGCCAGCAGAAGGCACAGGTCGCGCAGCAATCGGTCTTTCCGGTTTGCGCCGGACAGACGACGTGGTCCGTCTCGTCGGCGCTGTTGACGACTATGGAACCGTCCGTCGGCCCGTCGAAACCGCTGAAACGGATATGGCAGCGGTCGGGCCAAAGGCCGAGCATCTGGCGCACCACGCCGCCGATCTCGCCGTCGGGATCGCGGGCGGTGTAGCCGAAAATATGCAGCGCCGGATAAGCCTCGAGCGCCTCCAGCCATAGTTCGGCGTAATCGACAGAATAAAAGTCGCCGAGAATGTGTAGGCGGACAAGGAAGCCGTGGGGATGAGCGGCCTGCTTGTCCGCCAGCTCGTCCCACAGCCGTTCTTCGAAAGCTCGGCCATGTTTGATGCGAACAGCCCAATGCGAGTTGTTGCCGTAGCAGTCGTTCCACTGGAGGCAGGAGCGCGGGCAGGTCGCACGTTCCTCCAGCGTCAGCGTGAAGATCGGCGAGCCCTTGAGCTTGCCCTTCATCACTGCCTTGCCGACCTTGCGGCTATTCTCGCCGCCGATCAGCAGACGCGGGCGCTCAGCTTGGTCCTGAACCTGCTTGGTGAACAGCGTCCGGCCAAAGCGAACGGCAGGGTGATCGTTCGCCAGATCCACGCCATGTCCGCGCGGCTTGAAAGATTCGAACCGCTTGAGCGGTCCGCCGTAATCGAAGCGCTCATTGTCCGAGAGACGCCGCCGCCCGCGCGACTGCGCCGGCAGGCCAAGCTTGCGCGCCTCACGATATATAGCGCCTCTGCTCGTGCCGAGCGCATCGGCGATTGCCTGTGCGTCCGGCTCTGGGCTCCAAAGCGAGCGCAGCTGGTCGTGCCGTTCTGGCGTCCACGCGCTCACCCCACCGTCTCCTCGGCGAGCATCCACGGCCTATGCCGACAGCCGCCTCGCACGCCGCACATGAAGCACGGCGACGGATCGCGCGTGAGCACGGTGATGTCGTCGGGAACGTCCACCGCGAGCGAGGCGCAATTGTTGTGCTTCGACGTGCTGAGATAATTCCGGCGGCGATACTCGCGCGCCCAACGCGCCTCACGGTCGTTCCAGCGTGTGACCCCGCGCTCCATCGCTAGCCGATCTCTTTCTCAAGAGCGGCAAGCTCACCGCGGATGCGCTGGCAGCGGTCGGCGATGGTCGGCTGCTCGGCCGGCGCGCAGACGTAGAGCGCCCGCACGGGCTCGATCGCTTCCTCGCCGAAGCAGTAGGCAATGCTGAAGAGGGTGACGGCTTCGAGGCTCGAGATTTCATTCTCGGCGTTGTCGACCGTGTCCTTGCTGACCCCGATCCGCTCGGCCAGGTCTTCGCTCGACAGGCCGTAGCGGGCCTTCACGTTGAGGACGATCTGCTTGACCGCCGCTCTGTAGGACCGCCGCGACGGGCGCCCAAACAGCGAGCCGG